CCAACCTGCAAGCGGGACGTAGTCAGCTGCTGCCGCCGTCCCGAATGTTCCGCTGTCACAATGAAATGAGTATGCCGGTAACCACGGCAGATTTGTCAACCCATTGCCATTCCCTGCGATGGTATTACCCTGATTTGTTAAAGCCTGCGGCCCAGAGAATATCTGAGTCGCTGTATTGTTTGTAATTGCTCCGTTTGGAGCGCTACCACCACCAGCCGGCGCATTGCTCCATGTCCCTTGTCCGGTAGCAGAGTTCGTGAGCGTAAAAACGTATCCATTAGCAGCACCCGAAGGCACCCCGATTGCCAAATTCCCGCTGAACGTGCCCGACAGAGTGACGCCGGTCTGGTTGTTGGTGACAACGCGGTCCCCGTTCCAGAGCAGCGCGTTGCCGGACGCGGTGAGTTGATTCAAGGTTTCATTCACATCCCACATGCCTATTGTCGCCGCGTTAGCTATGCTCCCAACGACTAACAGCCCCGCGACGTTCGTATACGGGATCGAGCTATACTGAAGCACCACGTCCGGTGACAAACGCGAGTCGCTGAGCGTGCCGGATGATATGTTCGCCGCGTTGAGGTTGCTGACCGACGCCCCATTCACATCAATTTGCATCGTGACATTTGAGCCATTTGCGGTTGCATTTGTCGAAATGAAAGAAAGTTTGATGGCTGGCGTGCTGGTGATTATCACCCCAGCCGGTGGCGATACTAGGCTTGACCACGGATACCCTGTAGCCGCCGCCACGCTGCCGCTGAACGTGCTGCTGGCGTTGGTAATCTGCTGCGCTGCTGGCCAATATTGAGAGACGTTCGTTGATGCGTTGCCGCCGCCAGAGCCAGCCGGAGCCGCCGCCCAGAATCCTGCCCCGTTGGTCACCATGCCCGGCGTTGAGTACATTTTGTTGGTCGCATTCGATGCTGCTGTTGTCGCTGCCCCGGCGGCATCAAAAGCACTCGTGGCAGAGAATGCGGCGCTGCCGAGCAGGTTCAGCGCTGCTGCGGGCGGGTAAATCTGGTTGGTGTTCATCTGCCCGACGAAATTGTTGCTGCTCGCCGAGCTTCCGGAAATCGGCACGGCGTTCGTGGTGACCTTGCCGCTGCCGTCAACGCCGAGCATCCACGACGCCGTTGCGCTGTTGTTGCCGGTCACAGAGGAGCCGAGCGTGAGGTTGGTTGAGGATGATGCAAGGTTTGTAATGCCTCCGCCGTTTCCGAAGAATGACCCTTTGAACGTTCCAAACGTCTGCGATTGGAACGGTATTCCAAGGTATGCCGTGATCGCTTGAACTGCCTGCGTGCTCATGTATGGCTGGCCGAATAGCCCGGACGGGTGCAGCCCAAGCGGAGCGTCAGCGAACCATAGAGAATTGCTGAATGCACCGTTCGTTGAAAGTCCCGCAACGGCATTGAACGGCATGAAGAAATCATAATTGGTTGCGCCAGGGCCGGTGATCCACGTATTGACGTTTGTGACCCAGCCGTTCGTTTCTCCGTAGTAGCTTAACAACGTCCCCATCCCGATAACCCAGCCGTTACTGTGAAGCATCGCGCACGCGGTAATGACGTTTGACTCGCTGATTGGAAGTTGAGTATTTGCCTGAGCCACCGTCAAAGGGACGAAGTTGCCTTGCGAAACGAATCCGTCATTTATCAAACCAAAGTCATCAATTGCAATTGACACTCCGGATTGATTGCGGCGCTGTCCGGCCCATGTCGGGATGTTCTGGACCTCGTTGGAACTGTTACGACCGCCGACAGCGTGAACCACAACGTCGAACTGCTGAACCTGCGAAGCGATTGCACGCGGGAAAGTGGTTGGAAGGCCAGCGCCGATAACACCTTGAAAAACGCTGTCACCGGCCACGGCGATTTCCCGATTCAGTTTTCCGTAATTCCGAGCATCGAATTGCGACAGCACATTCATTTGAGAATCGTTCAAAACGTTCGTGTAAATTTTCACGTCAGCGATGTTGTTTGGAGCCGGGTAATTGCCTGAAGATGCGACGTTGAAAACATAAAGGCTGTTGGTTGCCCCCAAGCTGTTTGCTGATCCAGTGTAGGTGCCTTGAATCTCATTGCGAAGCACGCATTGACCATCCTGCCACACATCGATATACGTACCGTCATAACGCCAGGAGACGCACGTGTATTTCAATGTTCCATCCGACACCGCCCACGCAAGTTTACTTCCATCCGGAATTGGACATAAAGTAACTCCACCACCGACTTTTGAATCAGGTCTATAAGCTTGAACCTGGAAAGGATCATTGATCCCACCAATGCCAGCGCCCAAAAGAATAGGATCGGCATTCGTGTTGTAGGTGTTGTTACGAAATACTACGCTTATTACTCCACCCGTGTTCAGCATTGGATAATTCTTGAAGAAGTTGGTGACACACATCGCCCACGGTGCAGGCCCATTCAGACCCGCGGTGGACGTGAGCGACGGAAAAACGTCCGACTGATAAATCTGATTATTGCCCGTTGCCACCGCATTATTTCCGTTGCCGCTGCTGTCGTACCATGTGCTGACGTAAGCCCCAGCCGCATTCGTAGTGAGTGAATTGCCGGTCAGCCAGAGCACAGGCAGCGCATTCACGGGCGGCAGAAGCGTGCTGCCCGCAACGACGCTAGGCGGCAACTGCCCCAGCGCCACCGTGCCCGTGAGGCTCGCGGCAGGGACGTTCGTGACGTTCGCCCCGTTCAGCACCGGGGCCGTGCCCGGCTGCACCGCGCTCGCCACCAGATTCGACTGCGAGCCGGTCAGCGCCGGGGCTGATACCACGGACGGATAGACTACGCCACCGTTCGTGCTGAGGCTGATCGTCGCCGTCGCGCCAATCGGCGTGCCGCCGTTCGTGCCGCCGCCGCCCTGCGCCGAAAGGTCGTAGTTCACGGCGCCGCCATTCGTAGTCGAGTTGATCGCCACCGAGCCGTTGCTGCTCGTCACGCTCGTTACTGCGCCTGTCACCGTCACACTCACGTTGTAATTCGTCACCCATGGAGTTGACCATGCGAAACCCGGTGATACACCGGAGCCGACCCACTGATTTGCCGGCGTCCTGCCGTTCACATCAAACGACGCGGTAGCCGGGATGCAGAAGTTGGTCACTGCCACCTGATAGCCGTCCGATAGCTGGATCTGATACGTCACGCCCAATCCGTACACCAGCGGCCCGCACACGACCGCGCCGTTCGTGATCTGCGGCCAGTTCGCCACGTTGAAGTTCGTGTAGTACGACGCATAGTAGCTCTGCGCAGTCGAGGCCGGAGCTAGGCTCTGAACCGTCACTGAGTTGATGTTGGCCGGGTTCAAGCCCAGCGTGGTGAAGTTGAAAACGACGGCGTTCGTGGCCAGCGAGAACTGAGCGCGGGCAGGTAGAATCATGCAGCACGCCAGGGCCAGGGCAAAGCAGTTGATTCCGAAACGATGTTTCATCATAAAAATTGGACAGTCAACAGTTGATTCCGTGCATTTAGTTTGAGTCATCATTATTGAAATCCCATCAGAATTCCATTCGTAAAACTGGCGGTGTGGTTTACGCCGCTTATCGTCACAGTGCAATTCGTGGTGATTCCGAGAGCCTGGGCAGAAATCACAATCGGACAGTTTGGACTGCTAAATAACGGGGTATAGTAGCCCAGAAGGTTCCACGAATAATAGGCTGGAGGATTCGTGAATGCTGTGGGCGTTAAATTTGTTGTGAGCATGAACGTCTGCATCTCGTAGAGATAGCTATTATACGAGTATTGCCCCGGGCAGAGCAGTGCATAGCCGGTCGCTGTGTTGGTGTAAATTGGAATCCCGCTGCCAACTCCCTGCATCACACCGTTGTAGCTGGTTGCAGTTCCGGTGGCCCCGGAAATATAAAGCTGGCTGAACGTTTGAGCAATCATTGATGAACCGGAAATCGGGAAACCTTGAACCGTAAGCGGGCCGTCTATGATGACCCCATTGGGGGACTCGATTTTAAGCTCCGGAACGCTGGTCATCACATTCGCCGGGACCGGGCTCGAACTTCCGTAAAGCTGATCACCGCTTAACACGGTAATTACGGACCCGGAAAAGGCCCAGCGAAAATAAGTTGCGGTCACTGGTGTAAAATTCGTCGAGAATGGACTAGACGACCCAACGGCGTACTTATAAATAAGATTCCAAGTGGTTCCGTCGCTGGAATCGTATAAATAAACAGTTGTTCCAGAACCTGCGAAATTGAATGCGAAGCTGTTCGATCCAACTGTCACAGAGGATGGGAATTGATATTGCAGCCAGTTCGTTCCACCTCCATTCGCATTCCAATTTACGCCTGCATTTGTGCTGAACGCATAATAAGGATCGTGACCGGTCATAAACGCACTAGCCGATGCCGTGCCACTCGGAGTCGTCGCGGATGTCATTGACGGTATCAAACCAATTGATGAAACAATTCCAGGATCATAGTTGATTACCAAGTTCGTGCCATTGATATCCGTATCGCCAAACAGCGTTATGTTGGTCCCAAAGCCGTCATAATTTGCGATTGCATTTGATGAAAATCCGCCGCCACCTCCAAAATTGTTGGTTTGGGCCCATTCATCCACCTGCCACATAAATGTATTTAATTTTCCAAACGCTATAGGAAAGCTGTCGCCAACGCTCACAGAGTTTGAGCGCTGCGACAAATATCCCTGGTTCGTGAATACGTTTGTAACTGTCATCATTCCGACCGAATATGTCGGGTTTGTTGAGAGCGTACTGGTGTCAATAGGCTGGTATGGAATTGGGGATGTCAGTTGCCCGATCGCTGATTGGATCAACGCCAGAAATGAAAGTGCGATTGTTCGCACAATGCATAATTTTGTTTTCATAAATAGAATCAAGGTCCTTGGTTTCCACCACCGCCCGCTCCACCTGTGCCTCCTCCAGCGCCTTCACGTCCAGTCATGCCTGTTCCACCTGATCCTCCGGAATCGGTTACGTCGGTATCCCAATCGAGGTAAATCTGACCTCCGGTGTATACGAAATAAACAGGAACTCCTGCTTGATAATATCGGATTGATGCCGTCTGCCCTCGATAATAAGGAGGTGGCATTTTAAAAACGCTTCCTTGCGTGAGCAAAATGCCGGTATCTGCAGATGGAGCAACAGAAATCAGGTTGCCCCAATGATATGCTGCACTTCCAGGTGCAGACCCATCGTTTACAGCGATATCGTCATAAAGCAACAGTTGACGAGCAGTACCGGGAGGATATTGAGGGATGTATAGCCAAGTCCAAGTTAAATGCTTCATCACCCGGTCTAAGTCGGAAAGTCCAGATGCAGCGCCATTGATGCCTGGATATTGGCCTGCGTCCGCGCTAAGATTTGACAGCGGATTATCTCCCCATGATGTGAACCCACCCATGATATTAGTTGCAGATACGGTTACGCTTGTGCCTGTTCCAAAATCCCAATTATATTGATACCCGCTTAAACCAGTATTATCGTTGAACGCCATCAAAGACATAATGGAATCTATTTTATCGTTCATCGCGGCGATAGCAGTGGCCATGCTTGACATAGTACCAGAATATGTGGCCACAATGGACTTTGCAGCCACGTAAGGAGGGACCGGGAAGAATATGCTACACATCCGACTCCGCATGGCTCTGCTGCTCATTCTGCTCCGCATGGCATGGCTGGTTACACTGGACATATTTAGAGCGCGGAAGAATCCAAATCCTCAAGCACGGTTGAGAACTCATATTTCCCAGGCAAGGCAAGCAACGTTACGCCAACCAATGTTGCGGGTGCCGTGAAGCTCCAAGGCATAGCGAATAATGTATCACCGACATTTAAGCATGGCGTTACGAATTCAACGAATCCTCCGTTAGGTCCTGGCCCAGCAACTGATCCTTTTTTCTCTCGTGTGTATTCAATAACATTCACTCCATCTGTCGTTGCACCGCCGATAGAGGCATAAAAAAAAGTGTAGTTTGTACCACGCTCGGTTCGAGCTGTCCATGCGCCGCCGGCTGGTGACGCGGTAGGAAGGATACACCGCAGCGAATCTTCTTTTCCTATTTTAACGATCCCGCTTCCTACTGCCGGAGTGCAGTTATACCAGTCGCCACCGTCAGAAACAAGAGTGAACGCCTGTAGCGACGATCCTGATCCTTTCGCGCCGCCTGGATTCTGTTTCGCAATCACCAAATGATACCCGCCGCGCGCATCTGGAATCGTCTTGGCCCCCCGGACGCTCCGCAGCATCGTGCTCTCGACGTACTTGAGCATCTGCCGCATCCAGATCGCTTCCGGGCTGAATCCTTGCGGCGGGGCCGGTGGCCGTGTGTACGTGCTCATAACGGGATGCCATACGGTTTGACCGCCCAAAGCCCGAACTGGTAGGTCTGGACGATGCGCCACTTGAGCCGCGACAGCCGCGCTACCTGCGGCCGGATCTTGCGCCATGCGTATTGCAGGTCGCCCGCTACCTCAATGAACTGCGTCGGCAGCGGCATGCTCGGAACGTTGAAAAGCAGATTTAGCGGCGTGCCTTCCACCGAGTACATGGACGCCGTTGAAATCAGGCGCCCTTGATTGATGAAACTCGCCTTCACGGCATACTGGTTGCTTGTTACCATCGTGTGCTGAATCTTTGAATTCTCTACCGGGAAGTTCTCCACACCGGCTTTCATCAAAAGGTAAAGTGAGTATGCTGGCGCGGCGTCCACCGCTGGAAGATGGATGATGTTGAACTTCGGATTCTGCCCAGGGTATTGAAGCGAGTATATCCCAGCGTTTTCAACGACAATCGGGTCGCCCAGCGCGAGCGGCATGGCGCCGTCGTCGAACACGTAGCTCGTGTCGCTCGTCTGCGCGATGTTGTACGTGCTCGAATTATAAGCAGAGCCGGCTGGGTAGAATGTAGCCGACGTGTCCTCCAGCAACTTCGCCACGGCCACTCGAGTCAGGTTGCTGGTCACGTTGATGCTTCCGTTCGGGAAGTCCGCGTCGAGCAACCCCTTCTGTTCGTCTTGCGGGTCAAGCTCCCAGGCGTTTTCTGGCGTCTCGGTCCCGTACAGGTACGGGAACGGCCAACCGCAACTCGCCTCGATCTCAGATATGCCCTGGTCCGTTACGTTGTTCACCTTCTCGCGCGTAACCTGAACTATCCAGCCGGCATTGTAGAGCGTCGTGTACCATGATTCGATGGAACTGTTCAACCCGCGGCGCTTGAACTTCTGCCACGGGCCGGTGTCGTTCACACCATACGTGTAGCCCTGCTGCATCCACGACAGGTCGTACGTGTAGAAGTTCGTGTTTATGCGTGGTGGATAGAGTGACATAAATCAAAATCCAGAAAATTGCGATGCGCCCGAATTCTCATGCGTCCCCATTTTGTTGTCAATGCTTCTCAAGTGGTGCAGCGACTGCTCGGCCAGCTTGATCTGTTTCTCTGCCAGCGACCGGATTCCGCTCCGGGCCTCCCCAAGGAAGTTGCCGACCTTGACCATGGAATCCGATCCTGAGCCTTTGCCGAACTTGGCGGCATCTTGGGCGGCGGCTACTTGGCGGCCAATGCCCGATTTGATTCCAAGCTCTGCCTGGATGTCTTTGATGCTTGCCGCGAATTTCTTTTGTGCTTCATTGGCAGCTTTCACGTCTCCCTTTGCCGCTTCTGTTTCTTCAGCGAGTGTTGACTGCGCCTTTTCAAGATCAGCGACAGCTTGGGCCTGTTTCCTATACTGTATCTCAGCATCATTTAGAGATGATCCGAACTCTTCGGCTGCATGCTTGTTTTCAATCCATTCTTTTCGCTGCTCAATCGCCTGCCCAATCGGTAGCCCTATACCGGAAGGTGCTCCTGGTTCAGGTTTTAATCCGCCAAGACCTGCATCTAATAGTCCAAGAGGTTCCGCAATCTTTAATCCTTTTGCTTTTTGAGCTTTCAGCGCCATCAAAATTGGATCATTCAGTGCAGCTTTTTCAATGGCGTCAATGACTTCTCCGGTTGCTTTTAACCCGCCTTGCGCTGTTTTTAATGTGGTAGCACCGCCTGTAGCATTCGCTGCATTCGCTGCATCGGCAGATGCTAACCTTGATTTTGCCGTTTCAAGATCTGATTTTGCTTTTGCCTCCGCCATTTTGAATTCTTCAAGCTTTGCTTTTAGTTCCGCTATATCCATGTTGTTCAGTGCAATAGCAGAAGCTCCGCGTGCCCTCATCAATTCTTTTTGCGCTTCCGTTTCACGCTCAAGCTGCTTGATTCTTGCCTCTGTAGCATCCACCAAAGTTTTCCGATTAGTCAATTCTTCTGCCATCCATCGGTTTAGGTCTTCATGCGCTTTTGCCGCAGCCTCAATGGACTCTGCTTCGTCCAAGAACTTTTTATTTGTAGATGTGGTTTCAGAAATGAACTTCTGGCGCGCCAGTGCGATATTTGAATAAAGTTTCCAGACGGCGTAAAGCGCAGTCAATAAAACTCCAATCCCGATTATTGACCATCCTACGGCATTGAGTTTGACCTTCGCATTCAATAGTGCGATTTCTTTCTTTTCAGCCAACTCAGCCGCCCTACTTTCTGCCACCAATGCAGCAGCATTAAGTTCGGAATAAGCAGCCGTCCCTTTTGCTGATAATGCCTGCAAATTCAAGGCTTGTGATAGATTCGTCGCAGCATCAGATGCCAGAACTGCTTCCGTGGCTGTCGAATGAATTACCTTTCCGAGCAATCCAAGGTACTGCGCCAGCAACGTCACCGATCCTGCCACGCGCCCACTGCCGCGGCCCATCGACAGTTCTCGCACGATTACCAGCGATTCACGGATGATCCCCGCAAATCCACCGTGGCCACCAGATGGTCCGCCGCCGCCTGCGCCGAAGCCGCGCGCGATCATCAGGTTCGCGGCAACTTGCTCAGCCGCTAGCTTTGCATTCGAAACTCTTTGCACTTCGAAATTGGCCAGCATCTCGGCAGTTTGAACCTCCTGAATCTTTCGCCACTCTGCTTGTCCAGCAATCCACGCCATCTTGTTTGCTTCGGCCTTTGCAGCAGCGGCAGCAGCGTTCTTTGCGACGGACTCATCCATCAAATGCTGTTCGAGTATTGCCTGTTCGCGTTCCGCCACCGTAATACTGGATAAAGCCGCACGATTGGCTGCTACCTTTTCAGATTCTGCGGTTGCTGTAGCTGCAACTTCACGCTTGCTTATTGCGGCTCTTGCCGTCGCATTACGAACGTACATCGCGTTCTGGACATCGAGCAGCCGCTTTTCCAACCGAGCCTTATTATTCGCTGCCTGGACATACTCCCATGAGTTCGCATCCATGCCAGACATGCGTGACTCCACTCCGGCAAGCTTGGTTCGCAGCCGGTTCTGCAGCCGCACGTTCGTCGCATCGGCGGCGGCCTCCATCTGCATCAGGCCAGCCTTGAACCCTGCCGGATTTACGAATGTCTCGAATTCGATGCGATTAGCCATTTGCTTCTTTCTCGCGCAGGCCCTGCAAATATGCCAGCGCCTTGGCCGCCTGTTCCTCTGCCTCTTTCGACTCCTGTTCGGTCAGTTTGTGCGACAACTGCTCCGCCTCTTCTTTGCCGATCAACCGGACCATGCCGAGGTTCTCGAAATGCTTGAAGTAGTCCCAAAGCGCCTTTCCCAGCGGGGCGGATTCGATTTCCTCTTTTTCCCAACCCAACTGTCCGCGCAGTACCACCTCGACCGACTGGCTCCAATGCGCGGCGCTGACTTTGCTGTCTGGCGATTCATCCCAGAACTCAGGCGTGCGTGACCCTTCCACAACATATCGTTGAAAAGCGTCCATCTGTTCGGTCAGATACTCGAAATCCGTGTCAGCGAATGCTGGCTCGCACCACTCGCGCAACTTTTTCCCGATCATCGGCCAACGATAGAATTTCGGCTCAAAGAATCCGATTTTCTGTCCCCATTTACGAATCTTCTTTCCGAAGTCTGGTTGCGCAGCGAAGCTTCCGAAGTCCGCCGGACCCATAGAACAGATCAGGACAGCTACCAGCAAGTCCCCGGGCGTGGCCTCCCGCTCCGATTCCGCCACGAAAGCCACCTTGAAGTGGGCCATCAGCCGGTACAGCCCGAGCGACAGCGGCAGCAGTTGCTTGCCGCACACCACAGGCGGTGCCGGAAACACGCTCTCGAAATAGTCCGGGGCGCTTTCTTCTACCGCTGGTTTGGTTTCGTCCATTTAGTAAAAACGCCCGCCAGCGGTTGCCAGCGGGCGTGATAAAATACTCGACTAGATCAGGCGTTGGCTTGCGCCACTATGCCGGCGGCTTTCTCCACGCTCAACGTGAATTCCTTCGCGTTCTTGTTTGTCCCGCTGATCTTCGGGGCTGACATAACTTCCCAGTTGGTTGCCACCATGCCGGGCTCTTGCTGGCAGGCGGTGATGTTCAACAGCGTTCCCGGCAGAATCGCTTCAATTACCGATGTCTGTACGATGGCGTCTCCCAACCCGGTGCCGGTGATGACCAGCTTCAACTCCGCTTTCGCATGCGGGTCGGTCCAGATGCTGGCCATGCGGTTGCCGACCTCGTCCAGAACGCGCTCGTTTGACGCATCCTGAGAGATGCCGAGTTCCTGCAACGTACCTTTGACAGCCGGATTCGTGATCGTGATGCCCCCGGGCGTCCCGGCGAATCCGACGTTGACCGCTGTTCCGTTGATTCTGCTTACAGTTGCCATAATTTGATAATTACCACTTGTGAGGGATGACGATAATGTTGATCTGGTGCGCCAACCCGCCGCCGATCTCGCACACAATCTCCATGCCCTGGTACTCTTTCCCGTGCAGGTCGATCATCTTGTCAATCGCGTCCTTTGCGATTTTCACAAGCTCCGGCTTCGGGTTGCCATCCGGTTTCAAGTCCACGATGGCCTGTTTCGCTATCTCCCGCGGGCGCATGCTCAACCGGTGCGCCATCGGAGTGAACGGGGCCGGACTGACGGGCTTGACCTGCGGCGCCGGCAAGGTCGGTGGCTGATACGGCTCGGCGGCAGGAGTCGATGCGATTGTGGACGGAGTGGATATGTTTTCAGACATAAATTAAGGAGAGGTTACACCGAGCTTTATTGCCGCAGTGTTGGCGACGTTGGTGATAGCCAGCATCTGGATGATGATTGGCACGGCCGCCGATTGCGCCGGAAATACCGTGTTCGTGGCCGACGTGTAGGTGTTCGTCCACACCGGAGAGCTATTTGTGAAAAACGTATTTCCACCATCCAGCGAGAATCTGAACATCCCAGTAAAGGCGCCCGGAATCGACAAAACGTCATTTGTAACCGTGATCTGCGGGATATAGACGTAGGCGGTGTTCGTGGCGAAGGAAGGCGAATTGGTCTGTTGGGTGATGATCGTCGTCAGGGCGAATCCGCCAATGAGCACGCCGGCGGATGCGCTGGCCGCAAGGCAGGCGGCAAACAGTGAAATCGCAAAGAGTTTCATTCGTTTCATATATCCGAGAAAGTTTTTGAGTCAAACACGGAGGTGTCAATCCACGTTGCTATTGCAGCACAGCGCCTCGAAAATAATCTCCCTTTCGTAAAACACACTGTCCAGTTCCTTCGATTGCCTCGTCGTGCCGTAATCGACCACCCGCCAGTAGATCATCGTGAAATCCACCATATCAGCATTGGCCGCCGCCGATTGCGCCGCCGCCTGTTCCGCTCCATTCGTTTTATCCACCGCCAGGGCCCGGCCGTAGCTGGTAATGAGTTGACGTGAGACTTCCATTTCAGGCGATCCATCCGATTGTACCAGTTCTGAGATGATGGCAGATACTCTCTGCTGTGCCTGCATGAACGCCGCATTCGGATTCCCTGCTTGCGGCTGGTTGATCCCTTCATCCCGGAACATGATCTGGCCAAAGAAGCGGAAGTTGCCGAGGCTGTTCTCTTCATGTCCTTCGCCAGCCCTGATTGTCGTGCTCGGAATTGTCCGCGGCTGGCTGCTCACGTCACCCGCTAACGTATTGACGGGCGTCCCAACTCCTGTGCCGACGATCAAAGCGTAGATTGCCCGGTTCAATTTGGATTCAAGATCGAATGTGTTTGCCATCTATTCACCTTTCGCAGTCAAAATTAGCGCACTTTCAGCCCGCCACGCGCCAGCGCTTCTTTGTAGAACTCCGCCGTGTGCTGGCTGATCGCAGCAGTCTCCTGGTCCACGGCGTTTTGCCATACCCGGCCAGCAATCCGCTCCAACGCATGATTCTCGCCTTTCGTGTCCGGCTCTGTCGCCGCAACCGAGAACCGAGCCAGGCCGCTGCCGCCTGTGGCTGGTTCCACGTGCGCCAGCCCTTTGGACAGCAACGTCGATGTCTTGTTCACATCCATCGCGCCACTTGGTATGACCGGTGCCGGTATTTTGCTAAAGAATCTGCCCGTGGCCATGCCAAACCCCACATTGACCGCCCGGGCGCATGCCGCAAAGAAGCCGGTGCTCGATCTGCGCGCCATCGTCATCCGCTCCGCCGCTCCAGCAATCCATTCCCAGAACGCCGCCGTGCCGTGCGTATCCGGCTTCTCGCGCTTCCACACCTGACCGGTAGTCTCGTTGAACCGAGATCCTGCGTAGAAGCTGGCCAGTATGATCCTGCTCGCAAGGCTGCTCGGATGCGAGCCGACATGGTGCCGCCGCGGCTTCTTGGCGCGCGACAGCCGCCCGGTCTTCGTCACGCCCTGCACTGATACTTCAAGCTCCTGCGGAATCGACGCCGGCGATACCCGCGGCATAGCTAGATACGCCTTATACGAAATCGCATTGCACGCCCGATTAGCAGCGAAATCTTGCGTCTTGCTTGTCGTGGCGGCGGCCTTGCGCAGAGCCTGAGCCAGCGCGTCACCGCGGAGCCGCATCGAAACTTGAATCAGTGCTGTTGCCATGCAATAACGCCGCGCAGTCAATGGTGTTACAAAGTTGACTTGTTACAGGCCAAAAACACCACTCTCATAAGAATGTCGGACAGTTCCGTAACTTAGAGTCGGCGTTTGGTTAGGGTAGTAGTACCTACGAAAATCACGTCCCGTGGCGCCGGCTCGGCGCCGGCCCAGCTTCCGCGTGTGCCGCGCACGTCGTTGGCACAGCTGTTGCTTGCGGCGTTGGCGCCGGCCCGGCCCGTGGCGCCGGCTCGGCCCTGCCAGGCTGCCGCGTGGCGCCGGCCCGTGGCGCCGGCCCGTGGCGCCGGCTCTGGCCACCGGCAGCCCGGCTGCGCGCTCTAGCTGCCCGGCTACTCAGCTCGCACGGCACGGTCGGCACGGTCGGCACGGTCGGCACACTCTATACGGCTGGCTGGCTAGTCTAGGCTGGCGCTGGTGAGGCTATTGGGCTGCGGAGGTGACATTCTGGCTGACCGGATGGCTGGCTGGGCAGGGCACGGGACATGGTATGCACCGATTGATGATGTGGTAAGTTGCTTATCACATGTGGTCATTTACTTACCATGTGGAAGTTGTTCAATAATGACAATGTGTTTATGATCTTTTGCACGTCTTTACTCGAAATCGTAGCTAAGTTACTTTGCACTTCTGAATTTTGGACACGTCGAAATGCCAATAAATTCGCTGTTTTCGGTTGGCACGACGATAGCTATACGGTTTGGCAGTCCGAAACAACGAACAAATACAACAATGAATACATACCAAACCATAACCTCCGTAACCCCCGAACAAGTCGCCGCTCGCATCAACCGCGCAGCCGCACGAATCGATGCCGCACTTGGTAGCATGTGCGATCGCTATTGCCGGCGTCACAAAGACGGCGTCAACGAGTTGGACGACATGGACCAGCTCCCGGAGTGGCCAGTCGTCACACCGCTACCTGCCCCGTTCACCAGCCAGTTCAACTGCTCCGGCCCTCACAAGTCCACCGATAGGCATACCGTATCATGCTGCAATGCTACGCTTGGAAATGTGAAAATCGCGTCGAACCTGACGCCCACACAGCTTGCCGACCTGATCGCCGCCCTGGACAGCTACGGCGACCAGTGCCAGGTCGCGGACGCGGAGTATCGGACGGCCACGGTTGCCCGCGTCGCCGCGCACGTCGCCGCGCAGGCGGACGCGGCCCGGCGGCTCGCTGGGCTGGTGGCGGCAGCGTAGCCGAATTGTTCGCAGTCTCCCCATACGACGAGCGTGTGGGGAGCATGCGGAAAATTCAACAAAACAACGAAACAACGAATATGAATCTAACCAAACAACAAATTATCGACCTAAAGCCGTGCCAAGACGGAGCATTATTTGCAAAATCGTGCGGCTTTGACGCCGCAAAAATCTGGAATACTTGCGAGCGCGGCGACTGGCTTATCTGGTTGCTTCGAAAAACGGCACAACTCGACAAACCGACATCGGTCAGACTGGCAATCGAGTTCGCGGAGCGATGGATCAAAACGTCAACAGAAGCGAATCGAATGGCCGCCGCCGCCGCCGCCGCCGACTCCGCCGACTCCGCCGCCGCCACCGCCGCCGCCGCCGCCGACGCCGCCGCCAACGCCACCGCCAACGCCGCCGCCAACGCCGCCGCCGCGCACGTCGCCGCCGCCGCCGCCGCCGACGACGCCTACGCCGCCTACGCCGCCTACGACGCCGCCGATTGCGCCGCCGCCTACGCCGCCGCCTACCTTGCGGAGCGAAAATGGCAGGCTGATAAAATCCGCGAAATTATTCCCTGCCCATTCGCATGAAACCCATCTTTCGCAGTCTCCCCACATTCCGTGTGGGGAGCATGCGGAAAATTCAACAAAAACAGAAAGCAAAAATATGAAACTCAACGAAATCACACCCTGCCCCGTCTGCGGCGGCGGGAAAATGATCGCAATGACCAACGGACATGCCGGATGGGTCTGCGGTTGCTCTGATCAGCCAATCCCACTGGACGACGCAATGACCGCCGAACAGTCGACAGAATGGGTCTACGAGCAGGACGAAATGGGAGAGGTGGACCAGGATCAACTCGATCTCGCATTTGCCGCGCTCTATGGCCGGCAAGCCACCGATGACGACCGTCAGGCTGGACTCTGGAGCCTGTGCTGTGCGGCGACCCCAAATTGCGGCACGCGGCCCGAATAACGTTTGTAGATCAAAAACAACGAATATGAAATCCTGGACTGAAATTCCAACGAAGCTCAAAATGAGCACCATCGAATCAACATTTGCGGCGGCCTGCCGGGAGAATGGAGTCACGCTGACGCTCACTGCCGATCAGGTCCATCTGATGCTCGCGGAAAAATTTGGACGCTGCCGCACCAAGTCGGAGCTTCGGATCATGGTGAACTCGCATTTTGTGTCGATGTAATGATCACAAGAAAGCAAAAATATGAATATTCCAATTACATTCGCCCCTGACCGCCCGTTCCGTCCCCGCTGCAACCGCCGGCGCCCGCTCTGTATCACGCTGCTGTCGCGGCTCGTTCAGGCGCTGCGCGGGCAGCGGCGGCTGACACTCGCGGAGGTTCAGCCTGTGCGTGGGGAAATTTAGACGATATTTAACGATCAAACACAATGAAATAACTAAAATAATCCATGAAAACAATGAAAGCCAAATATCCCCAGCCCGGCAAACGGTGCGTTGTAAAAATTCACTTCATTACGATCTTCGGCGAACAAATGCACGGCCAGTCCTATCCCGTCCACCTCGAAACATCGCGGCATGTCGAGTTGCTTGTGCCGGCAACCGGGGAGTGCGTGCTTTTGAGCAAAAACGAAGTCCACTAAATTTATGAACTCGACACAAACCCTACGCTCCGAACTGTCCGCCCACCAGAATGTCCTGTTGGTCGGTCCGCCCGGCACCGGCAAGACCGCCCGGATCATCGCCACCGCTCGCGCAGCCGGCTACCGCGTCGTCACGTGGCGCGCGAGCCTGATGGAGCGCGTTGACATCAGCGGTTGCATCGTGCCGGACGTGCCCGGTGGGGTTTCGCGCCAGCTACCGTTCTGCGATGTAGCCGAACTCCGCGCAACCAAGGAGCCAACTATACTTTTTGTCGATGATTTGGGGCAGGCGCCGGGGGACGTTCAAGCGGCGCTCATGCGTACGTTCGACGGAGGCTTTTTCCCGGACAACGTCGTAATTTGGGCCGCCACAAATCGGCCAGGAGACAAAGCCGGTGTCAATTCGCTGTGCGAGCCGCTCCGGTCACGATTCCACTCATGCTATGTGATTCCAACACCTGGCAGCGAGGATAAGCCTGACGGTGGGGTAATGCTTGGGGAATGGCGCGATGAAGTCGAGTCGTGGTGCGAGTGGGCGATGGACAACGCGGCGCCTGTCGAGATCATCGCCTGGCACAGGTCCACCGTGGGGAAGTCGTTATATGCTTGGAAACCTTGCGCTGATCCGTCCGTTCGCATGGCCGATTACCGATCCTGGGGTGCCATGATCCAGCGCTGGAATGCTGGCCTTCAATCGCTTGCCCAATGTGCGGCGGTTATCGGCAAGCCGGCTGCAGCCGAGTTTCTCGCGTTCGCTGCGCTCGCATCGCAATTGCCGTCTCCGGATCAAGTCTGGCTTGATCCTGATGGCGCACCGCTGCCGGATCAACCGTCCGCACAGTGGCTCATCGTCACCTCGCTCGGACGCGCAGTTACGGCGCCGACCGCTCCGGCGTTCATTCGCTACATTTCGCGCCTGCCGCGGGTCATGGCGGCCCTGGGCGCCCGGGATGCCTACCGGCGGCTTGGCGCGCATCTGAGCGGATGCCGCGAATGGGTCAAATGGTTCACCGATAATCAAGGACTGTTCACCGTGGGGAAATAAGGGGAAATCAAACAATTAAACAACTAACACTATGCAAAACTCAATACTCGCAAGCCGGATCAAACTCGTAACGCTAACAACTGGCGCGTGGCGCGCGCAGAAACTCAACCGGCCAGCGTCGAATGATGTGAACCGCCAGAATTCCAGCGGCAATGCCGCCAAGGTCATCGTGCGCCTGACCGATCATGCGTCACTCGCGGCGCTGTACAAACTCCATGCCGAAGCTTATTCAGCGCACAAAAGCATCACGTTGCCATCCGTCCAGGATGGTCTGCGCGTCGTGCCATGCGGCAAAGAACTTGAGCACAGCTTGGTCATGGGGGAATTTGGACGCCGACATGCGGCTCTCGTTAATGATTTCTTGGCAGATTATGAGACGATCAAACTTGAGGCGCCGGTCAAACTGAATGGCTTGTTTGACGGCCGCAAATGGCCGACACGTGAAAAGGTGGCCAGCAAATTCGCTTTTGCTACCCGCTATTTGCCATGCCCGTCAGATGGCGCCTGGTCCGATTGGCTTGACGAAACAGCGCAAGCTGGGCAAGCCGAACTGCGCGAGCGACTGGTCACGACGGCCCGGCACCTGGCCGACGTGTGCAAGGCGGACGGAAAACTTTATCAATCTGCTTTGGACAACTTGCGCGAAGTGTGCGAGCTGGCCGGCGAAGGATTCAACCTTTTGGATGATCCGATCATCGCCCAAGCTGCGCGTGATCTGCGCGAGCCGGCAACGCAAAAGGCAGAAGCTTTACGGGACGCCAAGACTGCGCGCAAAGACACTGGGGACCGAATTGCTACCATTTTGGGGAATTTAAATCTGGCGTGAATTCGTTTTATGTCGCCATTCACTACCGAGCTTGAATCGCTAGCCACGTTCTCCGGTGGACCGCCACACATCATCGGAGATGGCGGTGGCTTTGGCTTTGGCTTTGGCGGTGGCTTTGGCGGTGGCTTTGGCTTTGGCTTTGGCTTTGGCTTTGGCGGGGGCGATGGCTTTGGCGGTGGCGATGGCTTTGGCGGTGGCTTTGGCGGTGGCACATCGAAAAAACTAAACATATGAATATGACCGATAACGAATTGACCCTGAAACTGGATAGAGCTCGATGGTGGGCACTCAGCAATCCGAAAGCGGTGTTCTATTCGCAACTCATGGCGCAACTGACTGACCGACTCGGCAATCCGAACGGCCACACCGCTTGCACCGACGGCACGTGCATAATGTGGGACCGTCAGTTTCTTACAAAGCTGACCGACGAGGAAACCCGATTTGTCTTGCTCCATGAAACGCTACATTGTGCGCACCATCATCTTTGGCGATTCCCCGCCGGGTCGGTCAACCATGAGACTGCAAACCAAGCGTGCGATCATGCAATCAATTTGCTGCTCAACGGCGGCTTTGACGATGCGACGATGCCTGTCGGCGGCTTGGCCGATGGAAAATTCGCTGGCATGGCGGAAGAGGAGATTTACGCCGCATTACAGAGCCAGCCGCAGAGCGGGCGCAAACCTGGCGCCGATGATTCATGCGGCTCGTACTGCGCGCCGGCGCCGGATCATCCGGGCCAGCCAGCCGCCGGTGCGCCGGCTGATACCCTGCGCGATAAATGGGAGCGGGCCGTCATTCAAGCGGCTCAGGCGGCCAAGGCGAGCGGCGCCGGCAACGTGCCGGGCGACATGCAGCGCATCCTGGACCGCGTGGCCGCCGTTCAAATCGACTGGCGCCGCGAAACTGCCGACTTCGTGCGCAACTCCGCGTCAGCTCGGAACGATTGGACTCGCTCGCCGCGCCGTCACTCCTGGCAGCCGGTCATTTATCCAACAAAACGTCAGAATGAAATTGGCTGGATCATCGGCGTGCGCGACACGAGCGGCAGCATCGATGATTGGCTGGCCGCCGAGTTCTCGGCACTGCTGGCCTCCGCGTGTGGGGAATTGAACTGCGGCTTGATCCTACTCGATTGCGACACCGATATTCAAGCCGAGCATCGCATTGAACCAGGTGGGGAAGTGCCGCTGATAGCCAAAGGCGGCGGCGGCACCGACTTCGCCGCGCCGTTCGCACGCGCAGCCGAACTGATCGAAGGCGGGGAGCGGATTGCCGGCCTGATCTATCTGACAGACTTGTGCGGGAGTGGCCAGCCAGCCAGCGAGATCATTCCGACTCTGTGGCTTGTGACCGCTGATGCTGTGGCCGATACTGGCCGCACTGTGAGGATTCTTTGATTCTGAAAACAACAAACAAACAACAAATATGCAATTCCAACTGAACGCAAAAACGCTGGTGGTAATGGGCGAATTCATTGCCGTCGTTGACAACGGATTCGTTTTCCACGGAGACGTAACCTACGATGGGGATTTCTACCTCATCTCGCATGCGGTGAACATCCGCGTGTGGGGGACTAGCAAAGGACTTGGGGAGTTGCGCACCGGCAAAACCTCAAAAACTGTCACTGACGAATGCGGCGAGATCCTGGTCCCGAAAGATCGTCTATGTCACCTTTTAGCGACGAACTGGCCGCGCTAGCCCATTTCTCCGGTGGACCGCCACACATCATCGGCTATGGCGATGGCTATGGCTATGGCTATGGCTATGGCTATGGCGATGGCGGTGGCTATGGCGATGGCGATGGCGATGGAACCTCGAAAGAACTAAAAATATGATTCTACTATTTGCTCTCGAATATGCGAACTCTGGCCCGACCGGAGACTGGTCCAGTACCGCCAAGCATCTGACGCCGACCCTGATCGCCCGCGAGATCGACGGCAACCCGGGGGATTTTGAGCCGGTCGTTAACGGGGTCAAGCGGCGGCGCTACACCGCGTTCGACCCGGCCACCACGCCGCCGACCCTGATCCGCCGCGACTACGCGCTGGCCGATCTGCGGCGTCTCGGCGCACAGTTGCCAGAAACGTATATCGACGAGCGTGGGGATATTCGAGATGGCGAAGATAACCTTGTCATGCCAGGCCCGCAATAATGCTTGCACTGCGAACGCCACGCGATTATAGTAGCAACGCACTTAAACAACGAAACAACGAATATTATGAGTATATTTAATCCTAAACGGATAAAGCTGGAATCAATTTATATTGTTCCAAACGTCACTCCACTGAATGCAGCATTCACCGCGCATCTGTACGATAAGCGGTTTCCATTGTATCCCCGTTCTGGGGTTCGAGTCTGCACAGTTCATTGCAAGAGTGTGTTAATTATGTCTACTGGATATGTTTATTTGAACACGTCGAATGGACACGAATTAAAAGTCGAGGTGACCAAATGAGCATATCAGGCTTTACCTCATGGGACACGCATCCAACGAAGATAATTGTTCCGCTTGAAACCGGGATGACGTGGAAAACCGATGGCGCACTCTACCAGGAGAAGCTGGACGGTCGCTTCGAGATTATGGCTGTTTCGGGGGGAATTCTGGCTGGCGAACGGATGCCAAATGGCAGGTTCATCGCTTGGGATTGCCTAATTTATGCGTATGCTACCGAGCCGGATGTTCGATGTCTTTCCGCCAGCCTTCGGTGGGACCTATGCAAAGAGGTGGCAAGACTCGCCGGATTACCCGTTGCTGAATCATCCGCGCACGGCGGCGCGCTGCTCAATGCGGTACTGGCCCGCGGAGGCGAAGGTGTGGTGCGCAAGCTGGCCACCGCCACCTACTTCGATCCGATGGAAGCGTGCAAGCGCGCATCAATCTACCTGTGCCGAGTCACCAGCATCGGCCCCGGGCAGTCCGTGGGGATCGTGGACGCCGTGACCGGGCAGGACCTCGGGCGGCTGCCACTGCGCGGCGGCAAGTGCGACATGGTGCGCGTGGGGAGTATCGTGCGTTGCGAGGCGCTGAACGCTTTCGAGTCGGGGAAGCTGCGGCAAGCCGTGCCGTGCCGCGAGTGGCTGGTTACTTACTGATCGTATATGTCTCCATTCACTGCCGAGCTTGAAGCGCTAGCCATCTTCTCCGGTGGGCCGCCGCACATCATAGGCTATGGTATGGGCGGTGGCGATGGATTTGGATTTGGCTCTGGATTTGGCGGTAGCAATGGCGGGGGCTTTGGAGATGGCTGGTGTAATGCCGATGGATTTGGCTCTGGCTATGGCAATGGCAATGGCGGGGTCTTTGGCGGAGGCAATGGCGATGGCACATCGAAAGAACTAAAAATATGATTTTACTATCAACCAGCATAGTCCGCACCGACCAGCATGAACCGGTACAGCAGCCCGCCCGGTTGCAAGCCTCCGATCCAGAGCCGCATCGGCAACGTCGGCAGAGTCGGGTTTAGCTTCAACTGGCAAAACACACCCTTCTCAAGCGCCTGCGCCATCGGTTGTGGGGGATTCGTTGCCGGCACGGCCGCTGGCAGGTCCGAGGCAATGAACTCGCAATATTCCACGAAAGTCTTGATCGACTTGCCATCATCCAGAATCCAGTTGCGCCTGACCTCACTGTGCGTGCATGGAACGATGATGCCGAACAGCGTCAGTGTCGCACCGAGCGTCCGGTTGCCGTTGCCGGGCTGGCCGCCAAGAAACGCCTGCGCCTGCGCCGCAAGATACGCATGAACTTCGTATGGCGATTTCATTAGTGTCCGTTCTCGCTCATCTGCAACAGCATCCGCGTCGTGTCGTCAATCGTGCCCGCTATCCGTGGGGTATGCGACCTGTTCACGCCCGGACGCTGCGGCTTGCTCTTCGGCGGCGCATCCGCCGCTCCGCCCGGCTCGGTTGCCGGTGTCGCTGGCTCCGTGGGGCGCTCTGATCCTGGCGCCGCCGTGCCCTCGTGCGCGAGGCTAGGCATGGCCGCCACGGCGGACGGCGCCATGAGGCCGAGCGCAAGCTTCCGTTCCTGTTCGGACTTCTTGATCGCATACAGCTTGTCCGTTGTGATGCCGTTCGGGAGCGCATCTTGAACTTGCTGATCTGTCAAATGACCAGCCTCATTGCCGAGGATCAAAGTCTGCATCTGCAACAGCGGATTAACAAATTCAGCTTGCTGTCCTTTGAAGAACGCGCTGGCAACAAATTCTTCCAAACGTGAAATACTTACAAGAATTCCTTTCTTGTCAAAATAACCTTTGAGGATCGTTGATTTAAGCCATGCGCGGAAGAGCGGGCGCAAGTCTTCTACCAAAGTTTTCTGATTTACCCTGACATTCCGCTGGAAAGGTATCTGGCTCATCAGGCCGGCAACAAATCCAAGGTTCTGATAATCGCCGCTCATCTGCGCATACGATCCATGCGTGCCGGTCGCAAGATCGCGCTCGTTATCCTTGCGAAACGTGCTGGCCGCCTCCACTGGGAATTTAGCATCCGCCCATTTCAAATGTTTGCCTGCCGGTATCTGCTCACGGCTGGTCGGCTTTATCATCTGCCGTTTCGGGTCGTCATTGTTCTGTGAGGCTGCAGGATCGCTTCCGGGCATCGATGGCTGTATTCCGGTGTCCAGCGAGTTCAACTGATAATTCTGCAACAGTTGCGCCGCATAACCCGGCATTTCCAGACCGGTCGGTTTGTCCTCTTCAATCCACCACGGGCGGCTGGCGCACAAGATCGATGTCAGCGTCAGGCTCTTTTCGTACTGGTGAATCCGCCACAGCGCCAGCAACGCCGCATCGAACTCAGTGTCGCCCGTGTCCTGTTCTGGCCGTGTGCGGGGATTGTCCATCAGTATCACCTGATCTGCCGGAACCTGCTCCCTGAAGTTGCGCTGGTCGAACGGACTTGCCGCAATGGCGTAGGCATTACCTGGATGCCGGCGCAGTAGCCAGTAGGCCAGCGCGAATTTGAACTCAGGATGCTGCTCGATGCTGCCCACGATTGGATTGTCGGCGCCGAACAGTCCATCGCTAGGAGAGAATCCGCTCCACTGTTCTTGCAAATGATCGCGCTCAAGAAAATCCACAGCGAATCCGAAATCGTTGAACTTGTAATTTGGATACATGCGGCAAATCACCATGCCGTCCCGTTTACGCGCCATTTCCGCCACTCTCAGGGCTTCCATGAAGTCCATGTTCTTGCGAACTGTAAAATTCTCCTGCCACCGGAATATCCCCCAAGCTTCGCAAATTGCTTCTGAAAGCTCTTTATCCTCCGTTGGCTCGCCGTTGTCATCTTTCACCGGTTTACCATCCGTCGTCCGTTTGATGATCTTCATTTCCAATTCGAACGGATCGTCACCGACGACATTATCAGCATATACCCGCATCGTCCCTTTTCCGTGAGACGTGTTTTTAGCAAGTGTGCGAGCGCGGGCCCTGACCGTGTAATTGTACGGGTATAGCTCCGTGTTGGCGTCCCCATACGATCCTCGCAAGTCCTGCGTGAAGTTGTCCACGGTCGCCGCGTCCATGGCTCGGTTCATGCGCTGCACCATACTCCGCATCTCCTGATAGCCGCGCACGTCATCCGCTGTTACCTTCATCGCTTCTGGCGGATATGGCGCCCGGATGTCGGAGCCAGTGCGTACCATCGTTGAGTCAGGCTTTGCGGCCGTGTCGATTGAGAATAGAGAGAGTTTCACAGTTTAACCGATGTTGAATACCGACTCTTCAAAGTTTCCAGGTGCTTGACCGTTGGCCGCCCGGGCAATATCGCGGAGATTTTTAACCTTCGCCTCATAGAACTTGATCCGTTCAAGCAGGGCCGTCCGTTGCTCAATCAGGAACCGGGTCCGTTGCTGGTCTGTTTCTTGCAGTGCTATATCTTCCAATTCGGTCAGCTTTGCCAGCGCCTTTTCAAGCAATATCTCGTAATGATTCTTGACCTGTCCCGCCGCACCACTTCCAAGGCTTGGACCGATGATGAAGTTGTCATTGAAATAGATCTGATGTTGTTCGGCATTTGCTCCGTTTACGACCTCCTCGCTCAGAATATACTGGCCAGTCGATTGGCCTGCCAAGAATTGAGCCACTGCGAAACAATGAAATGCATTCGTTGGATCCGGCGCCGATACAACCTGGGCCACTCGTTGCGCGCCGCCCTGCGGCAGTGCCTTCGATACCGTGAGTTGAATCGACCATCCGGCACTTGGCAGAAACCGCGGCAGCTTGCGGTTGAATGACAGCGTGTCACCCGCCGTGAATCGTTCAGGTTCTCGCCATTGTATTTCCAGAGGATTCATAGTTTCGCTTTCAACTAAAAACGCCCGCCAGCATCGCCGGCGGGCGCACAAGACAATATCAAGTTGTCAGCCTTACTTGCGGCTGGCGACCTGCGCGATAAGCTGCGCGTTCTGATCCAGAACTTGAGCAAGCTTTGCCAGCACGTTCGGCAGATTCACGGACGCCGCAGCCTTGGCCGCAGCCACATCAGCCTTGCGCACCTTCAACTCCGCGGCAGCTTCCTTGTCTATCTTGCTGATGATGCCGAGCTTGTCATTGGCTTCGTCATCGATGACGGCCAGCTTGTGCTTGATGCAAAGCCCGGCCAGTTCCTTCTGTTGCGGCTGCAACTGGTCATAAGGAGTTTCGGGCGCACCGATGGCGAATCGAAAACCTTTGTGGACGTGCTTCTCGTGACGGAAAAACTCCCCCTTTTTATCTTCGTCGGTGAAGGTGATACCGAACGCCGGCTGATTGTAAAAGTCGTTTGCGGCTACAAATTTCATATTTTATTGGTCTTTTATTGTTTCGATTTGCGTTCAGATCATTCGGTTAAGGAGCGTAGATGCGTGGCCCTATCCAGAGCGCATCAACCACCGTATTTCCATTCGTGGCGCCGCCGGTCGCCGCCCACACGAAGCGCATGTATCTTTGCTGATCAGTCCAGTTCACGCTCCATTCAACCCATTGCGAATTGCTCGGCACGTTCACATTGCCGGCGGCATTCGTGAATTGATTGGGAGCCGCGTAGGGCGTGTTGTATCCGGCCAGCGGAGCGTATGGGGTAGTGGCCGTGTACGGCAGCAGATAATTGTCGGTCACGCTGAAGTTTGTCGAACTCCAAATTTGACCCGCGGACAGCACGCCAAGGTTCGTGTAGATGACGGACGTGTTGGCGTTGATAACAGCGTAGTTGCTGATGCTGGTCCAGTTCGTTGTATCAGGCGACGTGTACACCTGGAAGCCAATCGTACCGCCGGCATTAGTGTAAGCATTTGCCAGCAGCACTCCGCGGCCAACGTAGCCGATCATGTCGAACGGTCCATTCGTAGTGAACAGCGCGTTCACGGCAATCGTTGAGTTGCCAGTGATGACCAGCGGTCGCAACTGATTGAATGCGTCAAGCGTCTGCGCCTGGACAGTCACGGTTGCCATCGCAGCCATCGCAGTTGCCAGCACCGAAAGTTTTTTGATGAATTTCATATTTTCGATTGATTGTCGTTAATGTCGCTGCCGTTGATTAGCTCAGGGTCGTCAGGGCGTCCGCGCTACGGGCCACCGCCTGCGGATGCCGCAAGTTTCCGTCCACATAAGTGTTCATCGACAGCTTGATCTTGTCAGCGTCGGCCAGCGTGAGCGTGTCGATGACAGTCTGCCAGCCACCCCATTGCATCCCGACCACATGGCGGCCAACCAAGCATACCAGAGCGTCATTCGGCACCTGTTGGCTGTCGGTCGCCGGGCGTTCAATGATTTCGTCATTGGACCAGATCGAGTTCGTTGCACCGCTGACAACCGTCGAACCGGTCAGCGTAGCCGGGGTGACGCGCAAAGTTCCGCGAACGACCGAGGTGGTGATGAACGTAGGCTCTTCATCGATGTTCGCCTTGCGGATCGCCGTTTCCAGCGCCACGCAATTCTTGTAAGCCGCAGAGGCGGACCCAGCGAACGTAACCACACCGATGCCGGGCTGGTTCATCAGGCCCAGCGGCTCCTCGCCGGCGCCCTGGCCACTCAGCAATAGGTAGTCGAATCGCAGCGCATTCTGGCGCATGTGATCGTTGATAATCAGCGCCTCGAAATCTTCGCCGAATTGCAACATGGCCAACCGGGACCATATCTGCTTGGAACCGAGCCGGTGCGGGTTGAATTTAACCTGGTCAAAAGTCTGATCGTACTCAGCCAGAATAACACCTTCCGCAACGCTTTGCGAAGTTGTGCCAGACGTCATACGCGGCATGACAATCGGGGAACCCATGACACCGGAAATCATCGTGATACCAGCCTTGCTCAAGGCCATGAAGTTGTACAGCAACTCGATGGTCGGGAATTTGTACTCCGGGGCGATACCGGCACCGGCAGTGGCGAAATCGGATGCCAGCGCATCGCGCTGCATGCGTCCGGCCTGACCGCCGAAGCTGCGACCGATCTGGTGCGGCCCTTTGCATGGCATGTTTACCGGCAGCAAAACACCTTGCGTTGCATGGCCGAAACCGCCGGGGAAGTTCTGAGCCTGACTCCGCATTTCCTTGTCAGCCTCGAATTCGGCGCCGTCCTTGGGCATGAACGTATCGTAGCAGCGGCCAGCCGCCTGCTCGCGGGCCGCCCGGTTGTACAGCGAACGAAGACTGCAACGTCCAGCCAACTGGTCAGGCAGGAACGCGGCTTGCGACGGGTCTTTTGCCTGATAGGCACCGGTCGTCAGCTTGTCCAGAGCCCGCTTGAAATCTGTGCGGCGTTCCACCGCGTCATGCGTATGGTCGCGCCGGCAAATTTCAGCTTCGAGCTTCCGAATCTCCGCGCCAACCACAATCACGTCGCCCTTGGGGCCATTCCACATCTGACCGTAATCCTTCATCGCGGCATCAGCCAGCGCGCGAACCTCCTTGTTCGCTTCCTCAACCTTCTGTGACTGGCTGTTGTACTCAGCGACGACTGCGGCGCGAGTCGTGCGTTCGGTTTCGGCACGCAGTTGCGCGGCGGCTTCGGGCGCTTCGGCGGCAATTTCGGCGGCAGTCTTTGGCATAATATTTTGGTTCAAAATTTTGTCTGGCGTACTTCCTGCATTCAATGAATTTTGGGAGTCAACAGAAGTAGTCTTTCTCACCCAACGAATTGACTTTGCCAACCCGCGGTCAACCGGCTCCCATTCTTGGGTTGGTTCGACCTCCTGATGCTCACCCAGCGTTGCTGTCTTGCCGTCATATTCGACCGGCACTTCGTAGTATTTCGAGTCGCGGCTATAGGCTGGGCTTTCGATGTAAGCATAAAGTTGCGAGCCTTTTTCGTTGGATACCTCTTTGACATCATGCACCTGGAAGTCTGCATGAGTGTCGCCATTGTCGCGCTTACTTTTGAAGCGCTTGTCAGAATAAGCCGCCGATTCAATCGCGCTGCGCAGTTCAGAGTGCGAAACCGATGTCTCTTTTCCGTCCTTGCTCTTCGCTCTGAACATCCGCTCGACTGGGTCTGTTCGGTGTTCGGATTCATCAGGATCTTCTGCGGCGGAACAATCGGGACACATGAAGTTATCGTCCAGTTTAGTACGGTCATAAATATCGCCACATCGGATGCAGTGGCAATCCTTGTTTCCGCTTCTGCCCTTCTGAGCTGTTGGGTCAAGTGGACATGCGACATTTGAAAGCTCGACAGCACGAAACGAGAATCGATGCCCGACTTTTCCATTGTCGAGATTTTGTGGACCAAGATACCCGGTATGGACGTATCCAAGACTGAAATTGACGCGAGAATCGGCGAGTACCTCAGCGCAACGTGTTTTAGACAATTTTGAAACCTTGTCGAACACTACCACACCCCGAATGGCCTTGTCGGTGGAGAGCGCAGCGGTTTTGATATATCCCAAATGACGATTATCCTTGTGCTCATCAAGCAAAGGCGCTCGATTTTCGCCAACGAATCTTGACAAATCCACATCTCCGTCGTCATGGCTTAGAATCTCGACATATTTTTCTCCTGCTTTTGCTATGCCAAGCTTCTCTTCTTCTTCGCCGGCGCGCTGTTCACCAGGGAACTCGCTGGACATGCGCACTTGAAATGTGCTGTCATCTTCGAAGTCATCCTTTTTGACTCGGAAGTATCGGTATAGCGGTGCAGCCTCGTTTGGAACGGTCAGTATGGTTTTAAATTTGTCTGCCATACCAACTCGATTAAGTCAAAAAGCTTTCACTCCTGTTCTTGATCCATTGCCACATGCCCCAGCATCCCGTCCTGCGCCACGCCCGCCAGATGCATCAGGCCGCTGTCGCGCGCTTCGGTCGGGCGGCCTGGCACATCGCCGCCTTCGCTTGTGATCGTCCCGTCATCCGCAATAGTTGATGGACGGAAGAGTGTCCAGGCCTTCTTGTCCCAATCCAGATACGCCCGCTTGCGCTCATCATAGTGCCGGCTGTTCAGCATCTCTTCGTAGGCGCCGTTACCTCGCTCCCGGTCAAGCGAGATTGCCAGCAACTTCGCGCTCGGTTTCAAGTCGGTGTCCACGATTATCAATTCATCTTTCTTCAACCACTCCCATCGGACAGATACGCCCTTGCTCAGGATGCTGTCAAATTGCTTCTCGAACGATAGCCCGTGCCATTGCAGCTTGTTCAGCATCATGCGCCGGATCGTCCCGTTCGGCTCGGTGTACGTCCTTACGAATGGCAATTGACTGTAGGCATAGGCCACAGCCTTACCTTTCATCGTCAACCGCTGACTCGGCTTCGCGCCTTCGCAGAGCGTCCACGTCACCGGCACTTTCATATTCTCGTAAACTGTGCCCGGGCGGCCACCAACCATGTCGTGATATTTTACGGCCGCCTCCGCCACCTGGTCTGGCATCCATCCGCAATCGATGAACACCCATGGGGCAACAATCTTCCAGTATCGTTGCTGTGCTTTGACCAAATCCCATGACAATACCCATCCGCGAGCTAACTGTATCGAATGACCAGCCTTTTCAAACGCCCGGACCTCGAACCAGAATGCGCCGATGCGCGCCTCATCCTCACGCGCGTCCAGAGCCTTGTGGCAGTCTACCGTCATTTGAACGCTGTGCAACTTGTCCCCCATCAGTTCACGGTATCGCTCCGGATCATAGCTTCGCGTGCTGATCATGACGCTATGCCGAACGTCCACCGTGTCATCGTAGAACACGGCACGCTCGCTCATGAACCAGTCTTTGAGCTTCCGCGGCTGGCCTACCTTCTTTGCCTCTTTCGCCACGAGGAACCGCTCCACGGTTGGTTTGAACTTATTGCTGTAGTTAGCTTCTCGCGGCAACGTGAACGCCACTTTGTCCGGCGTCCGCCATTTTGGTATTGCCCCGCTTTTATCCAAGATGCGATATTCCTGACGATACGTTTCACAGATTGCCCTGCGCTCTGACTCGGTATCAGTAATCCTGTGGCCGCACCAGATGCACTCCCAATATGCGGACGCCGCTCTGTCCGTAAAACTCCAATCGTCATTCGCATCCTCGAACAGACTTCCACTCGGTCGCTTCCCGAATCGCATCCCAGCGAACGTGCCAGGGGCCGGCGGCTGGCTGATTGTCGCCACGGCGCCGCCCACGGTGATGATGCCGAGCTTCTTTTGTTCGCGTGGTTTGAAGTCGGTCGGGCGCCTATGATTCCAATGCCGCCATTCCCAGGTCTGCATCCCGCCGCAAGCAGGGCACGCCCATTCGAGCGGCACCGGATGCGCGACCGCAACGGCGGCGGCTAGATCGCTGTCAGATTCGCCGGCTTGGGATTCGTTCAGGATTTTATAGGTGTCAGGATACCGGTCAGTCCGTTTGAACGCCTTTTCAAGCAAACCGTCTTTCCCGTGCTGCCAAGCTTCGCTTACCCACACAGCCGGCCAGCTTAAAGTACTGACGTTGCCGTCATTCATTCCACATACGGACAATTCTACGCCAGCAATTTTTATCCATGTTCCGGTTACGTTCCAGCGGCTTTCCTTCATTGCTTCTGATCGCCATTTGCCAAGGACCGGATGATATTTTAAGGTATCCATCAAACGTTGCGAACAGAACAAATCTGCCTTTCCGTCATCCTCGAAGAGCACCAGCATTTTCTGCATCAGATGCTCAAACCAGAATGGCACCCATACGTCGCCAACCAAGCTCTTCAAGACTTGGGTTGCACCAATGTTGTGAACCTGCCGCACCGCATCATCCGACAGCGCCAGCAGCGGGCCTGTTATTTGCCGGGCAGTCTCAATCTTGAAATATCCGTTCTGATCCTGTGGCATCGCATCGTATCCGCTGCCGCACAGCTTGAACCTTTTTGCGTTGTCAATCAGGCTACCGCGAAACGTCTTGCCTTGCGCGGCGAAGATTTCAGCTTCAAGTCTGGCATCGCTTTCGGTGGGGATAGTCATGACGGCTGTTCGGGTTTGAATTGGGTTGCCTCAATCATCAAAGCTTCTCGGTGGTCAGTCACTGCCTTTCCAAGTTCAATATCCCAACCAGCAAACTCCTCGCAAATCTTAGCAGCCAAATCGATGGCTATATTTTCCGATTTTAAAATTTCCGCCAGCTTGTCCCGGCGTTGCGCCGGCAGATGACGCTCATCCTCTGCCCGGACCAGCAGGTGCAGTTTCTTTACGGCCGAGATTCCAGTTGCCAGGGCCGATGCCCGGCTGATGAATTCTCCACGCTCCTTTGCCCGCTCCCATTCACGATGCTCAAACGCTTTCCGCTTCTCAAGGTCTTCCAAGTCTTCAATCGGAATCTGGCCATCATCGGTCTGCGCCTGTCCAACCGCTGCGTTTGATCGCGCCTTGTACTTTGGAAGGATGACCGACTCGAACCATGTTTTACATTCTGACCAGACATATCGTTGTTCGTCGTCTGGCAGCGGATGCCATGGTTTATTTCCAGGGCCAAGGCGGAGTCCTGCCTGCCATTGGCTGATCTGGCTGCGCGCTACCTTGACGTGATACTCACGGAAGCATCGCATGTAGCACGCGCAGAGCGTGCGTTGCGTAAGGATGTACTTCGGAAACCCGTGTTCGGTCTGGACTGTTGATTTTTTTTTCCTCTCACGGCGTTTTCGTCGCTCCTTGGCTGTAGCCGCAGAGGTCATTGCGTTCAGACTTTCGGCGGCAAGCGGCGTTCTAGATCGTCCAGTACCGTCCTCGCATCTTTTATTTTGTCACGAATGATTCCCACTTCGTCCGCCCCCAGATTTTCCAACCGTCCGAAATGCGGGTCCGCCTCTATCGCACTCACATGCAGTCCAATGATGGTGGCGAGCTTCGGAAGTTCGCGCGTCAACAAAACGAAATGATTTTGCCGTTCCACCGGCTCACGGCCGGGCGCCTCGCCTTCCGCACTGACACCAATGAATCCGAGCATCTCATTTTTCCATGATAGAGCCCGGATAACACTCGCCACTTCCGACATTTCAGACGCCGCGATTTTCTTGAAATGTTTCAGGTTGTCGAATGAGATTGGACGGCCTTGAGGATCAACCCACATCGCCTTTTGCTGCATGAAGAAGTCGAACGTGATTTGCTTCCCGGGCAGCTTCTCTTCCTCTTTCAGGATTAGCTCACCAATCGCCCGGCAGGCATTCAGGTCGTCCTTTATCCCGGTAACATGCGCCTCGATACTGTCGCGCACGGACCCGATGCGGCTACAGATCTCGGTGTGGAGTGACAGCGCCTCGCCGCGCTCGATCTCGCGCCGATGTCCTATCTCAACGTCCGTTGATGGAAGAGCCTGACGCTTTGATTTTCTTTTTGTTGTTTTCATGTTTCGCCAACCTTTTAACCGACATCTTCTTTCTCGCATCATCGTCGCGCTGGTTGCTCCGGCGTTTCAGCTTCATAAAATCGCAGAACTCGTTTGCCAGTTTGAAGCACATCCATTTGCTGATGCCCATGTCCCGATACCAGTTGGCCGGCGTCTCATAATTCAGCATCGCATCTGCCAGCGGCATGTCGCAGCGCCAGAGGTAGAACTTAACGAGGTATTTTACGGGGGCTTTTACAGGAGGGGTCAGAAGCGCGGCGAAGAGGTCGAACAGAGCCGTTCCGATGGCATCGCCAGCATGTGATTTTTTACCGGCGATGCTGGTTGCGCGCTCCTGGAACCATTCGAGTTGCTCGCGCGCAACATCCTCACTTTCACCCCAGTCTTTTATTCTCTGTTCAAGTAACGAATCGACATCTATGTCAGGGGCGCAGTGTGCCATGCCCTGGTCTATGTTTGGGTCTGATATTGTCACGGCTCTGCCTATAGTGGTTTGACTCGCACATGATGTCAATCAGAAAGTTCTGCCGTTTTATTTTCCTTCGGATTTATGTTTCGTGCTCTCAAAAATCTTTGGTTTCTTCATTTGAAAAGCGAGCAGCGACTGCTTTCGCGCATTCTCAAGTTCGGCGCAAGCCTGATTAAAATAGCTCTCCTTCAATTCAGAACCGATGAACTTTCGTCCGGCGTTCAAAGCCGAAAATCCCTCGCTCCCGATTCCGGCAAATGGCGAGTAGACCAAGTCGCCGGGATTCGTCCACAGATTAATCGCACGGTCAATAACGTCCAGTTGAAGCGGACAAATATGTTTTTCATCTTTATCGTCTCGAGCTCCGTCCCGATTCAAAACCCGACCTTGATCGACGGTCATCCACACTGGCGAAGCAACCTCCTGCCACAATTCAACCGGAAACGAGGATGGGTCTTTAGTGACTGGCCGCGGATTCTCCCCGGGCTTTCGAAATACCAGAAGGTAATCCGCACAACCGACTCTCGAATCGCACGAATCAGCTTTGAGCGTCTTATAAAGCAATCCGTGCGCTTTAGTGCGTTGCATTTCAGTGACTGGCGATTTCCAAATGCAAATTCGCGAATGAAAAAGAAAACCATGGCGCCAAAACGCGCGGATTATCTCACCGCTGAAATCCTGGAACTCAATCTTTCCTTGCTTCCATTTTGTTGACAGCAGGTCCACGCAATGGACAGCCACTTCCCGGCCAGGCACCATAACCCGGGAAATCTCGGTAATAAGAAACTCAAAGTGTTTTGTGAACTCGCTCAAATTCTGGCAATTACCCATGTCCTGCAAATCGTCCGAATATGTGAACAGGTCCGCGAAAGGAGGGGAGAACACGGAGAAGTCGATAGAGTTGTCTGGAATCTGCTTTGCCACACGCACACAATCGCCATGGTACATTTGCCATCCGTCGCCTGACTGAATTGTAACATTGGTGTTTTTCTTTAGTTCCTTGATTCTGTTTTCGCTGAACGCCAGCGCCGCCAACTTCATTTTCTCCTGCATAGTTTTGTGCTGTTCAATTTTTCGTTTTATGGATTGCAAAATGGCACCTTCGGTTTTCGCCTGAACAATGAACGCATTGACTTGATGTGTTTGTCCGAATCGGTATGACCGGCGCAAGGCTTGATAGAAGTCCTCGAAGGAGTATGACAGACCAACGAATGCTACGTTATGGCAATGCTGCCAATTCAACCCCATGCCACAAATAGACGGCTTTGAAATGATGACGCGACATCGGCTATTTGTAAAGTCACCGATCTTATTTTCCTTACTCGATTCAGAATCTGACCCGCGCACTTCAACCGCCTCTGGAATCATCTCAGCAAGCTTATCGGCCTCGTCATTTGTGTTACACCACACAATCCATGATTCATCATTTGATGCCACAAGTTGCGCGACTCGCGCTGCCCGTTGGGTGGATGTTTCACGCATTTCCTTGTGCATCGTCGTGGCAGAAAGCGTGACGTGCTTGAACAAATCCTCACCGCTCCCACGCTCGTCCACGTCCACTAATTCTGTTTTCATGTCCAACGGTGGCAAGTTGTAGCCGTCATCTTTGAATCCTATATCGGAAGGCTTTGAAATGCACGCTGCCCAGGATGCCAGCCATTTCCAGAACTCGGCCTCGGCGTGGCCTTTTAATCTCCAATCGCCAGTATTGAACGTGTCGTTCAAAAAAAATGTTGCCAGCATTTGCATCGGAGAGCATATCCCAAGAAATGCCGCGTGCTGCCCAAACTCGGTATAGTCGTTTGGTGATGGCGTTGCGGTGCAGCATAACCGATATGGGGTATGGCTGAATGTGTTTGTGAGTGCGATTCTTGTTTTTCCGGTGAAGTTCTTCAAGATGCTCGACTCGTCTAGCACGACTCCGCTAAATTTGTGCGACTCGAAATGTTCAAGCTTTTCGTAATTGGTGATCCAGATTCCAGGTCCAGTTACGTCAGCTTGCGCTTCTGCGATCTTTGCCTCGATTCCGAACTTTACGCCTTCTGCTACTGTTTGGTGAGCAACTGCCAACGGAGTCAGAATCAATACAGGTCCACCAGTCTGCTTTACGACTTGACGACCCCATTCCAATTGTTGGGCTGTTTTTCCAAGTCCGCAATCCTCAAATAGAGCGGCGCGACCTTGCCGGAGCGCCCACTTCACGACATGTTTTTGCCAGTCAAATAAAGGCGCGTTGATCTCATCTGGTTCAAACCCGCAAGGCTTTGACAATTTGTTTTTGTCGTCGATAAATTGATCGTAGTTCATGTTCGTTGTTTCGTTTTACGAGCGTAGTATCGCCGCCGCGCCGCCCAGTGTCAAGCATCAAGCGTCCGTTTGCCCGTCACGTAGTCGCGCTCGAATCGTGACAGGCCCTGCAAGAATACGTCGCGCCATTCCGGGGCGAGAGCCTGGTAGTCGGCGCGCAGCCGGCGCAGCTTCGTGCTATCGTAGTCAGGGTCGGTCCTCTCGAATCCGCCGCCGCAGCCGCCCCGGTTGCCGCCGCGGGCCCGTGATGAATGGCTCATGCTCATAGCTGTGCGGTTTGTGTGCGGCCGGCGATGCGTAGCTCGCGCTTCTTGATCGTTCGGTTACGGTCGAATACCTGCCGGCGCTTCGCCTGTTCGCGCTTGAATATGTGGCGGCCAATGCCGCAGTCCAGACACCGACCGTTGATCCATACGTGACGATCTCCGCCTTCGGTACATGAGAGGTTCATTTTCGTTTCCTGTTCGCCAGTTTCAAAAGCACAGTCGCATGGCACGGTTCGCTCTTGCACCAACACGCCAGGTTCTTGCCGCGCAGCGGCTCTAGCCAGTCCGGGTCAAGCTCAAGCATGTCGCGCGCGTATTCCTTGAACGTCTGGCACGCTTGCGCCGCTGTGATACCGTGCTGAACCGGTTGCGGGTTGCCCCAGGGACCGGGCCGCGCCACTCGCACCGCCGCCAGCCCGTTCAGAGCGCGGCTGGTCCGTTGCAGGCGCCAGCCGCGGGTGCGGCGCAGCGTGATGCGTTGGGGCGTGGCGCTCATTTCGTGAATAGCTTTTTGGCAAAGAGGCAGATTGAAATTTCAAGTGTGGCTGCCTCCACTCTCAGATTCTTGACGTTGTTAGTCTTCTCAACAACCCAAATGTTTGGCACTTCGAACCCGATTGAAACTGTTTCCTCATTATCCTCTTCGCAAAGTCGGTCAACGCACTTCTTCAGAACGTCCATCGCAGCACCATTGTTTTGCAGGTAATTTGGATATTCGCAAATATTGAAACTCGGCTGCCAGATACAATATGTATCTTCGCCATTTTCATCCTCAGCATCGGACCCGGTTTTGCACATCCACCAGCCGTTCGGAGTGGTGTGTTCGGCGCTGTTGTAAAGATGATCCTTTGGCTTTCGCACATATCGCAGCGATACACGTGCCGGTTGCGGTTCCATAAGGTTTGCAATCCACACGTCCAGTTCTCGCTTTTCTTGTTCGTTCATATTATTATCTGACCAGTGGCCCAAGGTAATGGCGATGCATTTTGCGTTCAGAAGCCGTCCTGGTGCTGACGTTTCCGCGCCCAGGCGCACGGTCACTATTGCGTTGCAAGGTAGGACCGTCAGGGCTTGCAACGCGAAGGCCATCAGCTGACCCAACCCCTAATACCTGACGGAAATTTGAATCGGTGTTCATGAGAATAAATCGAGGCTGGTTGCGTTTCCAAACTGGCGTTTGCCATCGGTCGCATTCGGTTTTTCCACCGTTCCACCGCTGCCAGCCGCAGCGTTTCGGTTGCGTAGATGCCCCGCACTTTCCATTATCTTCCCGGCCGTCGCAGGAAATGGCCTGCTCTCGGTTGATCCGGTACTGCATTGGGGCGTTGATAAGTTGGTTTCTGGCTTTTCTCCACACTGGTATAGCTTCCGGCCATCCAGCCACATCAGAAATATCGTGTATTGGCTATTGTGCTTCCCGCGCACCATCTTGTAAATATGCACCTCGCCAGCCTTCGCTCGCTCATGCCACGCCAGAAGCTCCTCACCGTATACTGTCACCTGTTCAGGACGGTCGTTCGGAATCAGCGGCTGCTCAACTGCTTTCATTTCTTCCTGTGAAATCCATTTTCATCCTGCCAGCCTTCGGGAGCGCACGCGGCGGCAATCCAGCAGATCAGGACCGACGCCAACATCGCGCCAATGATTATCAGAATGGCAATCATAATTCGTCACAAGTCAATGCCACGCCGCGCCCGCCGCATGATCCGATTCCGGTGCGGTCCTCCAGCATGGCGTCGAGCCGGCCTAGCGCCTGATTGAACAGCGTGTCCTTGTTCGCGGCGGCCACCAGCGGCAGATCAATGTGCAGCAGCCGCTGGACCTCCGCCGCCGTGTGCGCGTCGTGCAGCTTCTTCTCGAATGTGGCCAGTGTCATAAACGAATTATGCATCATGAGTCCCGTTCCTGCAAGATGCTGGCTGTTCATAAGTGTGAAAAGTATTTACGATCACACGCCTTGCATACGCCGTGGCTGATGCTGTTGCCGAGCCAGAACAGCGGCGCACGGTGCATCGTGCTTCGGCACCAGGCGCAGATGACGGGTACGGTCAGCCAGAACCAGATGTTTGAGAAAAGTCGTTTCATATTCGAGTTCGTTGTTTCTTACTTCGATTTGACTATGGCTCAACGCTGCATTTTGTTCAAGTGTTATTTTGAAATATCTTTCTCCCGCTCATCATGCACCTGCGCCGGGCACAGCAGCCACAGGATCACGGCCGCCAGGAGTCCGAGCAGCGTCACGATCCAGAGCGCGGCGCCGGTGCAGAGACAGATCAGTTCAAGGACGTAAATGATGCTTTTCATACCTCAATTCCTTTCACCTTTGCAAGCGCGGTTGCACGTTGCTGCCAGGTGGCGTGCCAATCGAAGAGCACGGCAGTTGCTAATTTGCAGTGCTTGTTAGCGTTGAGCATTATCATTTTGTTCAATTCTATTTCATACTTAATAGCCTCAGCATAGGTCAGCTTCTCCTCAATCTCCCAACATATTTGAAGGAGTTCGGAATCTTCAACGAATAACGAATGGACTCTTCGGTGAATCCACGCGAGTTGCTTTGCCGCGATGAACCACCAAACTTTACATGGCAGCATCTTCGCCAGTGACTGTTTCAAATCGTCGTCGGTTTTCATGTCGATAATATCATGTTAGTATTTTGATTTCTATGATACCCACTATGACGCAGAACAGTATCGATGCTAGCAGCATCTTCTTGAGCCACACCATCTGATTTAACACAGCGATCTTTCCAAGTTCGATTCCCGGTTTCTCGACTGCTAGATACCAAAGCGCCGAGAATGGAATTATCAAGCACCATGTTGAGAAACAGACCGCCAGCGCGATCAGTGGCGACGGTTGCTGCGTAAACACGTGGCTTTCGTTCAATAGTTTTGCCACGCAGTTCGCAAATATTCCAAGCAATATGCAATGAATTAAATAGATGCTATAGCTCCACCGTCCGATTGCTTTCAGAGCACCAGTGATGTGCTTTGGAATTTCATTTATTGACCATCTTTTGTCCAGCATTTTACTCATTGCGATGGCGGACGCACTTGCCCACAGCGTAAACCAAAGACACGACACTGGCTTATAGAAATAGCATCCACATGCCAGTACCATAGCCAGACTGAAAGGAAGTTTGGATGCCCAGATATGGCAGTTTGATCTATATGATTCCGCAATGGCCGAACCAATGGACCAACTGAACCAGTATCCGAATGGTGATCGCACAAGTAACCTGGTAAATGTGCAATCGACATTTGCACCTGCTATCTGAATACCCACTTCCAAGCATAGAAGTGCAATTAAAACTTTACTCCAGCCGACGCGAACGACCATCCAAAGAAGCAACGGGTATAGTAGATAAAGCTGAGCCTCGACTGCCAGGCTCCAGAATGCCGGGTTTATCGATTTGAAAGTGGAGTCCCAGAAATTGTGCGCTAGAAATAGATGGCTGAAGAAATGCAGTTGGAAATCATGAGATACGAATAGGGCCCCGACGTTGATCGGGGATATAAGCACAATCCCAAGAATCAAAGCAGACACATATGCGGGCATCAACCTCCAGAATCGCCGCGTGTAAAACTCGCCCCACTTGCAGCCGTGCTGATGGAATGCCATGTGAATGCAGAAACCGCTGATGACAAAAAATATAGCCACTCCGCATTGCCCGAACGACATCGGGAACATCAAAACCTTGTCCCATGACACTGATCCAAATGCGCGGACATTGCCATTCCACGGAATGAATCCATAACCATAAATCATTGCCAGCGTGTGGCAGGCGAATACAGCAAGCACCGCTACAGCCCGAAAGCAGTCCAAGAATATCAATCTCGGTTGTTCCTTGTTCATAAAAATTTGTGGTTGGAAACCTCGTCCTTTAGGCCGGGGATATTTTAAAGATATTGTTCGTATCGCTTCACCGCCGCAAGCCAGTCGTAAAATACATAACCCAACCCTGCCGGCACGTCCAACCCGTCGTCCCACACCAGCGACCGGCGCGCCGCCAGCCCGGTCACGATCATGTTGTGAAAGAAGATTCGCACATGGCCATCCATCTCCCACAAAAGCCAAGTAGCCGCGCCAGCCGCCCGCCACCGCGCCAACGCATCGCGCTGTGTCTGGCTGAATTTAGATCGCTCCTGACATGGCAAAATAGGTTCACTCGTGCTCTTCGCCTCGAAGTGGCAGGGGCGGTTTCCAAGCTCGCACAGAACGCCCGTGAAATCACAAAATGGATTTTTGAGAAAGATCACCTTGCGCGCCGGCCCCCAGCCCATCACGCGGACGGGCGGCTCGACTTTTGACACTGTAGCCCGGCCCTGCCGTTCGTAGATTCCGTGAATCATTTCCAGCGACTTCTCGAATGATCGGCCATCGTTGAATGCGTTACTGGTCATTCAGTTCGTCCGGGTGATACTGATTGGCCAAACCTCGATTGGCAGCGGCGGCGTTGACGTGACGTTCGAGGTCGTCGACAACCCCCAGAAGTTCGACGCATAGCAGGTGAAGTACATTTGACCTGGCTGGATTTGGAACTGCGTGGCGAACCGGCAGTTTGTTCCATCGAATCCGGTCAGGCAGTTTGACGCCGTTGGGTTGGCAACCGAGAACCATGGGAGCGCCGAAAACTGGTTTGTCGCTTCGATCACAAAGCTCATGTCGTCGCTCAGTTGGTTGCTCGGATAGGACCATGCGACCGTGACTTGACCGCTGGGCGGCAACGGACTGACCGAGCTTCGAAGCCTGTTCGTCGGGACTGGCGGCAGCGGTGGCATGGCACCGAACGCCACGGCGCCGATTACAAGCGTGAGAATGGTTATGCTGTATTTCATATTGTTGATTATTTGATGTTCAGAATGTTTTTGATATGCACTTTGTTTATGGGGTTATTTGGAAAATCTCCCAGGACCATCGCACAATGCGCAGATAGTGCCGCCCGATAAACTCCGGCTCGGTATTCCGCTGAACGTGTGTTTATGCGCATGAGCTTCTTGGGGCGTTCCTTCTCAGCATCGTCCAGCATGCTTTCGATCAACTTTTCGGCGGCGCGGTATCCTTGAAGACGGGTCATAATTCCGCTCTCACTTTCGCTTCAATGTCGGACGGCACAGTCCAGCCGATGGCCTGTGCGCCGCGGCACGGCACCGGATGCTTGAGACGCCGCACGTTGCGCGTCATGTAGATGAATCGGCCAGGCTCGTAATTTCCGAACGCGAATTCCTCTTTGGATAGCTCAATCAACATCGGGTTATTTGGTTCTCTTTGTTCGTAAAACCATTCAGACATAAGGCAATCGTACAGTTCCACAACAGCCACAATGCAACCCATTGTGTCAGGCGACGGTTTTACACCGCGGCTTTGGAATGCTTCGATCACCAGCGGCACAATCTCTTCGGGCATGCCGTGATCGGCGGCGGAGGCATGAATCGCAACGTCGCCGCGCAAGCTCGTTCGGCGGCCTCGCGTTTCGTTGCGCTTCGCCCCTATCGCCATGAGCGATGCGTATGGCTCCCAGAGTGTGATTGCTTTCATGCAGTCTTCGGTTGCTTATTATTTTGTTGCATCGACTTCTTTTTTGGCTGTCTCGTTCAACACTTCAAGTATTGACCGCTTCTCTGCGATGTGGGCCTTGATTATTGCCATTGCGAGAGTCGGATGCACGTCCATCAACCGACTGCTACCATTGCCACACGGAATTCCAAGTTGCAAATTACGTCGCTTGCCAAAAGCGTCTCGTGGGTTTGGATCTTCGTATTGTTTCAACTGTTCTTGCATGTCGCTTAGGAGCTTCTCTCCATTTTCGATCTCCTGGAAACAGTTCCATATTTGACCAGCGGTTTCTTTGGTTATCATATCATTGTTGGTTGTTTCTGTTCTTGCGGAAGTTCAAAACCATTCGCTTTAAGCCATGTCTTGGCCTTTTCGATGCTTACGATTTGCAACACGTCGAGCTTGCGGCCCTTCGCTGCCGGGTCCGGACTCTTCACGCGCCCCGTGACCGTCAGCAGCCCGGTGGCGATCAGGCTGCCAGTCGCCGCGCCGGCCAGATGCTTGTCGCCGTTCGTCACGTCCCGAGGAATGTCGCAAGCCGTGAAGCTCTCGCACTGTAGCCCGATCATGAGCAGCGCCGCCTGGCACCGCCGCATCGGGTGCGGCTTGAAGCCGGTCAGCAGGCAGACAGCGCGTAGAAACTGAGGGTCAAGGGTTGTGGTCATGATTATTTTGATTTGATTGTCCAGATGGCGCGCAATTCAGCGAATGCCCAATATCCGCAACGCCAACGCCATACCGGAAGCATCATTAAACCCCACAACTTAAGTTTTATATTCATGGTATCGTATTCCATTGTCCAGCTTCACAAATCCATCCAAAATGCCTAGCCCAGTGGATGTTCGAATGAATCCATCGATGGCCTTGTTTGCTGACTGCTATCCAAAATCGCTTGTCTCTCAACAATGGTCCAATCCGTCCTCGTGTATGATGCACTTCATTCAACTTATCGCTTGTTGGATGTCCATACTTGTACCCGTTGCGCAGTTGCGTTATCGCCGAAACAACCGGGCAGTGACCACCAGCGGCAATCGCTTCCGCCACAAACTCGCGCGCCTCCTGCCGATACAGCCGCAGTTCAGCCGCATGCTTCGAGGTGGCGGCGCGGGGGCGGCGGAGCGGTGTCCGCTTCGGCGGCTGCGCGGCTACCGCCGCCCCTTTTTCATTTGGCAGTATATGTCGCCGTTGAAAATCTTTTGCGCCCGGCAACTGTGTCCAGAGCGCGGGCCTGCGCGGAGTGCGGCGGCGGATCATCGTGAGCCTCCGTTCATCTTGGCCGCCATCAACCGAATATACTTTTCCAGCCAGTACAGCCTTGCCACCTCGATATGCCAGCACCGTGTTTCTGATCCTGGCTCCCAGTCCGGCTCGCGCAGCAGCGGTGACAGTCGGCACATCCAATTATGGCAGCCGCACATTCCATTGAAATTATGCTCCTCCAAGTCCACCAAATGAAACATGCCACGCTGCGACCGGCTCGGCACGTACAGCCGCAGCGGCTCTCCCTTGATCTCGCGCACCAGCCGCAGAGCCTCCGCAACGGTCAGGCGCGGCTTGCGGCGGGGATTTCGGGGAGTTGACATTCAATCCTCTTTTGGAGCCGCCAGTTGCTTATAACCAGTATCCTTGATTCGCTGATAGAATGTCCGCTCTCCATCCCACACGCTGGCCATGAAACTTTCCAAAACTGTTCTTTGATTTAATAGAATCAAGCTGGTCTGTACACGCACATCGTCCTCTTGAAGCTTCCATGCCGTACGCGCTGCCTGCTCAAAGAAATCGTCTTTCGTACGTCGATTGCGCATGGCTGTCGCGCAATGATCTTTCCAAAAATATTCCTGGCACTCTGCCACCTTTGCCGCCAACCGAACTGTCAGAGGTAGCTTTCCATGCTCATACTCGATATTGAACACGATAGCTGTCACAGTGCTTTTAACGTACTGCTTACCAATGTTCGTTACTAAACCGGTGGCTATCAGATATTGCTCAATTCGCATTACCGTCGTATCGACCGGCACCGATGATGTATAATTTTTAAGATTCATGATTCCTTTCTACCGTGCAAACCGCCCAGCCGCCGTTGCCGGCTGTTTCGCTTCCGGCGGGAGCGTTCGCTCCACGTTCAGCCGCAGCAACCGCCCGTTCGCGTTGAAGATCACCTTGAATATGTGTTTCAGACACTCCTTCAACGACTGTTCCATCCCACTCGTTTCGTTGCGGCTGATCCGCACGATGATGGCGCTCGTCTCATCGTCTTGGTTCGCATGGTCAATCTCGCATTGACTTTGCTTCGTCGCCGCCAGAACCGTCCGTTCCAGCAGCGAGAGCAGCCGCGCCCGTGGCCAGTCCGCACGCGCCACGAACTCTGGATACCGCTCCGACTCGCCCGTGGTCGGCTCGCCCACTCGCGACAACTCCGCATCGAATCCGTGTTGCTCTCCGATCATTCGCACCAGTTGCTTGAGCCAGTGAAACGTCTGGCCTCCTTCACCGATCATGCGGCTGGTGTCCGCCCGGTGCCCGGACCATGCGATATCGATGATCGTGCTGAAATGCCGCGCATTGATCCGCAGGACTTCTGGATGCGCGACGAATGCGGTTACGAGGTCGCGCAGCAGGTCGGATAGGAACTTCTCAAATTTTGGTTCGGGCATCATAGGTTAGTCGTTTCTTTTGTAGCTAATACTGTCATTGAATCAGCGGACAGGCACGGCTGCCGCACCGGCGCCGCGCATCATTTCGGTTTGATGACCTTCACGTTATCCGACGCGCCCTTGTGAACAAACTCGAACACGTAGCCCGCCACCTTGTAGGTGTACCGCTTCGCGTTCTTCATGGACTTTATGACCTCCTGCAACGCCTCGGCCTTTTCGTCCACGGCAAGGTCAACCTGTTCTACCGCCTCGGCCAGCCGCTTGCCCGCCTTGTACAGCGGCGAGTCCGGCTCGGGCACCAGCATCTTGCCGTCCGTCACCAGGTCGATCTGTTGCGACTTCGGCTTCAACTTGCGGCGCTCCGATTTGGACTTGGCTGGCTTCGGTTCGGGCGGTGGTGCCCCGACCTGGCCGCGCTCCATCGCGTCTTTCAGTTCGGCAGCGGCGCTCTTTGCCAGCTTCTTGCCAGCCTTCTTCGGCTTGCTCGGCTTCACGGCGGGAGCGTTCGTGGGCGGAGGTGAGTCCGGTCCCCAGGTGATACCAGGGGAGTCGATTGATGTTTCAGCGATCATAATGTGTGGCACGGTCGTTACGGTTGCGGAGGTTAATGTTGCGATGGTTAAGGATTCGTCCCGTCGAGTGTACTGGCATCGGGAATCGGTGCAGCCGTGGCCGACTTGTGCGCATCTTCGGTATCTTCCAGATGCTCGCGCAACCACATGTAGCCGAAATACGACAGGTCGTCGATGACCGGCAGAATCTTCGCCAGCACCTTCGCATCGTCGAACTGTTGCTTGGCTTCGACTTCGAGCAGCGTCAGTTGCCGGGGCTTGCGTTTCTTGCGGATGGTAATAGTTTCGGGAGTTGTTTTGTTCGTTTCGTTTTTCATATTGCGTTTTCTTTGTTCGTTGTTTCACTGGCTTCGTGCCAGCGTTTTCAGTATCGGCTTAAATTGTATTTTGTCAACATGTTTTCTACGAGGCGCTAGGTTGCAATCATTTTTAAAATATTTTGTTTGGCCATCGTGGATCGTCAAATTCAATTAACGTTCCAAGCATTACGTCCACGGCCGCAAATGTAAAACCCATCATCTTGCAGCACTCGATTGAGACGTGACAGTCAATTATCCCGTAATGCGTTGGGCGCACGTCGTCGCAACAATCGAAACACCACACACGCCCGCAGTAGTTGGACCAGCAGTAGTTTTTGCCACCGCATCGAGGACATTCTCCGAAGCCGAGATCATTGGGTGAATCGACATATACCCATTCCCGCCGTGGCAGTTCCAAAGCTGTTTGTTTATTCATTTTATTACTCTCTTTTTATTTAATTTTCCACGCCAGCGGCTGATCCTGTGTCACCGTCTTGTCCGCGTAGAAAGATTTCATCCAAATCCGTTCCAGTTCGGCTTGCCGCTCTTCCGCCGCCACCGTTTCAAATATCACGTAGTCATCGAGGTCAATCTTCGTCTCCCGCGGCTTCTGTTTCTCAAACGCATCCCGGACGAATCGCGGCAGCGGCACGGGCAGATGCCGCCGCCCGCTCCCGCTCGTGTCGCCGGACGGCGGCCGCATCGTCGAGGTGAAATGCCATTCACCGCATACTTCGCACTTCCAGACTACCAGCAGCTTGGTCGAATCGTCGATGAACGCCTTGAGCGCCTTCATGTCTGGAAAGGCTGGCCGGTTCTCGTAATTGCAATGATGCGGGCCGCCGGGCCAGCGCGGTGGGTCAAAGAGCGTGTTCATGGATTTTCGTATTTCGACGCGCTTTCAAATCTGGTGAAAGCTTTCAGGAAGGTCAGTTTTATTTTCACATTTCGCGCTCCGTTACGCTGCTTGCGCAACCACAGTTCGATCAGTTCAGCCTCTTCGTCTGTTCCATCCGGAGTTTCTTTCGGTCGCTTCAATAGCCAGTAGCCGTCCGCATCTTCGCCAAGCGCCCGGGCTCCTTTCAAGTGGATGTTGCCCTTGCTGTCCTCTGTCAACTGGCTCAACACGATTACTGGAATATCCAACTCTTTGGCCATGTTCTTGAAACCCTTGCTTACCTGGTCAAGTTCCATCGTGTGATTCTCGGCGCCGGGCGAGCAAAACATCTGCGCGTAATCGGCCACCAGCAGCTTGACGCCGTACCGCTGCACCATGCGGCGGCCACGCGCGCGCACAGACTGAATTGATAAATCGCTAGTGTCATCAATGTAAAGCTTCGCGGCAGATAGCTTGCCAGCCGCGTTTTGTATTCGTGGAAAATCCTCTTCACCCATCTTGCCGTCACGGATCATCCTCATATTCACACGGCCCACCGAAGCGATGCCGCGCCGGACCAGCGACCGGGCCGACATCTCGGCGCTGAATACACCCACCGGTAATCCTAGGTCGAGCGCGACGTGCTCCACAATGTTCATGGCCAGCGATGTTTTACCGACCGATGGAAACGCCGCAATCAGAATGTACTCGCCACCATGCAGACCGTCCGTCTCCGCGTCCAAGTCCGGAAACCCGGTTGACAGTCCGGAGATTGATCCTTGCCGCTTGAACATCTCTTCAATGTCGTTCAATGTCTGGGCAACCACTTCGCGTATCGGTGTCATCTCGCCCGCACCGCGCACGGTGCGCAGCGCCAGGGCCTCCCGCTCAAAGTCATCCAAAATCTCGTTGGCATCTCCCTCGAATTCGTAAATCCGATTCGCCGATGACATGCAAAGCTGAATCGTCCTGCGCAGCAGATGTTTCATGCAAACCGTTTCCACATAGGTCGGCAGGTTCGCCGCGCTCGGCACCATGTCCTGACACTCTGACAGGTAGACCACTCCGCCGCACTGGTCCAGTGCCTGCTTGTCCCGCAGCCGACCGCACAGCGTCACGATGTCCACCGGCGTCCGCTCATCGTACATCTCGAATATCGCCGCCTGAATCTGTTGGTTTCGCAGGTCGTAAAACGCCCCCACATCCCCCTTCAACTTCGAGAATACCTCGGGTATCGTCTGATTCGGGTCAAGCAACTGGCACCCGATCATCGCCTGTTCGTCCGCCAGCGAGTGCGGCGGCAGCCGGTCCACCGAGACGCCAGGGCGGCCGTGCGCGCGCGACGGGATGATGATGCGGTTGGACATGTCAGTAACCGTTTTCAGGCATGTCGTCGTCAGCGTCACGGTAGCGGAGCTTTTGAGACTGCGGCGTGGCAGGTGATAGTTCGTCCATCCATCGGCCTTGGTTCAACCAGGTAGCCGGATTCGGAATGAACCTGCCGTTTTCATTCGTCCACTGATCGCTCTTCTTTTGCTTTTCAAGCGCTGCAAGGAATTCCGGCAACGAGGTAGCCGGGGACTTGATCTTCTTCCATGCGCGCTGCGCCGCCAGCTTCCCCGTCTTCTTCGGGTATGCTTTCCAGAATGCTTCAAACAAAGTATCAACGCCGATAGGCGTAATTGGTGTAGTAGTCTCTGATGTAGTCTCTTCTATAGTAGTTTGGCTGATTCCGCCACTCTTGTTTGGCGCTTTCGTACAATCCAGTTTGGCGCTTTCCGCCAATCTTGTTTGTACAGCCCTCAGGGAAGTCTTGAGAGCTTCTCCGTCAACATGGTAATAGCATTTTGCTGGTACTCCACGCCTTTCGCATTCCAAAATGCCTTTGCAGGCTATCTTTGCTGTTTCAAGCTCCCGTCTGCCCATTCCTGTTTCCTCTTCCCATTCCTGTTGGATTTTATACCACCATTCCGTTTCTGATCTTTTTTGCCAATAGATTGCCTGTGAAAGAAGCAAAGCTCCGGTGATGCTATGCGTTATTTCGACAAGAATCCTCTGGAACGCAATGGGCCGGTCTAGCATCTCGAATGTGAATGTTTTCATTTTTGTTTCTCGAACCAGAATTTATGTTTGTTTGCGTGTTCTCGCATCCGCTGGAGAACGTCTTCATATCCAAGCATCTCTAGTATCTTGATTTGCTCGTTTGATTTGGACCACACAAACATCCTGATTTTATGGTGCAATCTTCGTTCATTGCTCATATTTAAATACTCAGAGCGCAACCCGACGTTGGAAGCGGTGACAGCACGCGGAGAAGTTTCCCGCGAATCATTACCGAGGTCGCCGGGTGGCGCTCTGAATTTTCAGTGTTGTGCATTTTTGCTGTCTTTTATCGAAGCTTCCAACTCCGGCAGCCGTTTCCGGCTGCGTCCGCATCATGGGCCTGCCGCGTGGTGGCTGTCAACGATTATTTTGAGTAGCGTTTGCGGTATTTTTTATTGATGAACTTGGCATTGACGGGCTTTCGGAAACGATGTCCGGCTGAATTGGAGGCCACAACCAAACCCACTTATCACGCCCCTTTCTACCACTTCTGGAGTCTGTACCGCTACGACTTCGTGATATTCTTTTCCATCCGTCAAAACGGTATGTGTTTCCGTTGTGAAGCTCGGAATCCTGGTACGAAATGGCGTAACGATAGCCGAGATTCGGAAAGACAAATTCTCTCCAAAGCCTGATTGCAGCTCGGCAAAGTCCTGGGCGAGATGCGCACAATCTTGCCAGCTCAATAGTATTGCTCCGGTCCAATCCTGGGGCGTTCCCAACTGCGTCGCGGATCAAGGTCGCCGTGACTGTGACCGCCACAAGCTTGCCTTCAAACGATAGCCCATGTGACCATCCTTGAGCGTTCCCACGCACACACGGACCCATTTTATGGCCCCATGCCGTCAGGCATTCGTTCGCTTGACGGAGAGTGATAGGTCCAAAACAGACAAACGGAATCAACGAAGTTTCAACCGTTTGCTCGCATCTCATTTTATCAATATTTTTCATTGATCGTCTTTCGGTTGGGATTCACAAGGCCCAGGATAAAACATTACCGCAAATCCAAGACCCCCAAGCAAAGACCAAACCGCTAGAAGAATCCATCCCTCATAACCATCGCAGCCGATTTTTTGAATCCAGTCTAATAGCTTAAAAACACAATCGACAAATCCAGAACCAAGCATCCCAGCGCCAAAAATACAGGCCGATCCTGCTGCGAACATTTTCAGAAAGTTTATATATTTCATTTTCCACCTCCTTTATCAAAGTAAACAGAAATTCTTATTATTTTGCGTAGCGTTTGCGGTATTTTTTATTGATGAACTTGGCATTGACGGGCAACAGCGGCTGGCCGCGGTTGTTCAGCCGCTGCTGGCGGCGGCGCTCGCGCAGGCGGCGCATGGCCAGCCGGATCGCGGTTGAGCGTTTGTCCAGCCGCAGCTTGAACACGCGGCGGCGCGGCGGCTTGGGGCCGGGCGGGTAGAACTCGTCGAGCAGCGCCTGATATTGTGGGGTCATGATAATTCGGCGATGAACCGGCTCGGCTTCTGCACCTGCACACCCTTCCATTCTAGTACGCGCTTTCCAGCCCAAGAGATGGCCGCCAGCGCCTTGGCGCGGGTCAGGGCCACGTATGCGAGGCGGCGATCTTCCTCGACGTCGCCACGGCCCGGAAGGATGCCCTCTTCCCATGCTGGTAGCCACACGCACTCCCATTCTTTGCCCTTGGCGCCGTGGCACGTCGTAACCGTCACGCCGTCACCTTCCATCTGCTCGTCCGCCTCAAGCGCCTGTAGCGCGCCCTGTAGCTCTAGCAGCGTCGAGCCGGGTTGCAGCGTGTCGATCAACTCCCGCACGCGCCCGATGCTCTCCCGGTCTAGCCCAGCCTGCACCATGGCGGTCGTCACGTCGGCTACCTGCATGTTTCGAATGTGCAACCAGCGGTCATTGATCGTCGTAAAGTCGGCCACGGCATCCCGTTGCATCTGGCCAGCCTTCTCGGTGCCCAACTTCAATTCGACGAACTTGAACGCCAGCCGGTCATTCTCAGGGTTGGTCAGGAGTCCGATGAACGCCCGGGCGATGTGCCAGTCCAGCGGATGCTCGATCTTCTTTCGAGATCGCACCGGGATGTCGGAAGATTCCAGAGCCTTGCGAAACTCCGCGGCCAATGCGTTCGTTCGGACCAGCACCGCCATGTCGTTCGCGGGCGTGACTGCCAGGCAATGCTTGACGTGCGTCGACACTGCCGACTGTTCCTCTGCCGCTGTATCGTACCGCGTGACTATCACGCTTCCAATCTCGCCGGTCGCGCTCACCATCGGCGCATGTTGCCGCATCAGGTTGTTTGCGGCGGTCACAATGGCGAACGCGCAGCGATAGTTTGAGGATAATTCCAGTGCGGTCCAACCGTTGCCAGGTGAGCCGGCAATCCGCGACTCGAATCCGTCACATGATCCGCGGAAGCTGAATATACGTTGTCGAGAATCACCCACGAAGAACCGAGTCTTGACCGGCAGCGCCTCGTAAATCTGCCAGTCGATCTCGCTCGCATCCTGTGCTTCATCGACAAGCAGATGCTCGTACCTGCGCAGGTGCCCGTACTGCCCAAGCGTCGGCTGCGCCAGCTTCTGCACCAGTTCAAGCCCCAAGCTTAAAATCATATCGAAGGTGAGGCATCCGGTCGTCAACAGTCTAAAATAATACTCGAACGCCACGCGCTCAGTATCGTTCTCCGGCCGGCGAGCAGCGGCTCGGAAGTGTTGCACGCCAAGATCAATCTCCGCGTCCACCGATTTGCGAGTCCCCTTGTAGTTCATCGCCTGTATGGCCGCCACCCGCATGACCTCCGCTTCCGCCTCATCCAGCACGGTCAGCCGCTGGGCCAGCCCGATTGTGCGGCCATGCTCCTGCAACAGCCGCAGGACGAATCCGTGGAGCGTGCCCACGTAACCGAGCATCACGCCGGGGCCCAGCCGCTTCTGTATCTCTGCCGCCGCGACGTTCGTGAATGTCACGGCTACAATGCTGTGCGGGTCCGTGCCGTCCTGGATCATGCGGCTGATCCGTTCCACGAATACCCGAGTCTTGCCGCTGCCAGGGGCGGCACTGCAAACGATGCGCGGCGCCGTGCAGGCGACGGCGTGTTGCTGTAGTTGGTTAAGATTCATTGAGCTTTATATATCGTTTTATTGATTGTTTGTTGATCCTCTTTGATAGCTCTGTTTACTGCGTCAGCAATTGTATATGCACAATCTTGAGCATCTCTTAGGCTTTTGAAGTTTGGAAGGCATGTTGTAACTTCACCTCCGCCACGATTGTAAACCGTCACTTGCCATATCGTGTTTTGTTTCTTATCGGACGTTTCTATATCCTCATTAATCATAATGGAACCAACAATTGCTGGCTGAATCCACTCTCCATCTGGAGTCTGAATTAACGTCATCATACGGTTATCCAAACAGAACCGGATTAGGCTGGCTTGGGTTCATGCGACGTAAATCAGGTTGGCATCAACGATTCCAAAGTAAGATTCAGCGGACACGTCGCACAGGAATGCTTGATCGATTATGTCTTGGTCAATCAATTCCAGCAATCGATCAATCAGCTTTTGCTTATTTGCTTCGGTGAGACGGCCCATCTCGTCCACGAGCACGATGCGCAGCCCCTTGTTATCCTGCGTCAGGGCCACTCCTAGCCCAGCCAGCGCGAAGATCTGTTGCTTGCCGCTGAACTCGCCGACCTCGATCCAGTTGCCTTCAAACGTCATTCCGATTTCGCCATCCCGGTATTCGAGTGGGGCCCTCAAGTTGCCGTCCGTGAACAGCCGCGCATGTTTCAGCAGCGCGCCGAACGCATCGGCTGCCGCCCGCTCTTTCTCGCCGGCTACGAGTTTCAGCGCGGCCTTGAACACGGTCAGGCGCTCCTGCGCTTGCTTGAGCATCTGGCGAGACTGATCTGCCCGGCGCTGATCCTGGGTCCGGGCGATGAACTGGCGCTGGCGCACTTCCAGTTGCCGAATTGTCTCCTGAATGGACGGCACCTCGGATTTAGCAATCTGATATAATTTTGCCAATTCTGCCGTTGATGCTTCCAGCATCGGCAGCTTGACCCATGCGTCATGCGCCGCCGCGTTGCTGGTCAAGCTCGCTTGCAACCGTGCGATTTCAGCCGTGGTGCGGTTGATCTTTGTCTGGGCGTCCGTGTAGCCACGGTGGCGGGCTGTCCAAGCGTCAAGCATCGTCTGATTGAGCGCGCGCAGCCTTGAGGCTTCGGCGTCCCATGTGGCGATGTCATTTTCGACGCGTTTCGCGACGTCCTGCGCTGTTATAGCGGCGGCGCGAGCATCATCGCATAGCGTCTGTTGAATTTGGTATTCGTTGAGATGTGTTTTCAGACTACTTTCCAAGTCCGCCACGATCTTCGCTTGTTGTGTGGTGATGTCGTGGCCGCAGGTCGGACAGGTCGTGCGCGCCCGTGCCTCTTCAATTTGTGTTTTAAGCAAAGTGATTCTAAGCATGATGTCACTGGCCTTCCGGGCCTCCAACCTTGCAGCATTATCCTTGGCATACCACTCTTTATGCGTCTCCAACACGTTAGGCCGCGGTGTCTGCATCGTCTGTTCGGTCGGTCGGTCCCCTGGGGCAGGCACCTCCTTGGCCTTGGCTATGAATTGTTCTTGTGCGCTGATCTGGTTGCGCGTGGCAGTTTCGTCCACCTGCGTTGCTGCCAGTGCCTTCGCGTCTTGAAGCTCTTTGGCGGCGGCGTTGAACTGGTTCAGCGCGTTCGCTTCCGCCTGCACGGCCGCCGTGTGGCTGGCTCGCATGTCGTTCAGTTCCGGCTGCACGCTCTGAATCGCCGTCATGTCCGCATCCTGGGCCTTGCCATCGGTCAAACCTTTGATCGTCTCTTCATGCGTCTCCGCCAGAGCCTTCGCTTGATCGCGCAGCGCCGTTATCGACTCCACCACGCTGGACAGCCAGTCGTAAATGCTCACGTCTTCTTCGGCGCGTGCGGTTTCAAGCTGATTGATCGTCAACTTGACTGCTTCCACTGCCACTTTCCCATCCTCGCCCAGCGCCGGCTCGTACTCGATTTTGTCCAGCTTCTGCAACAGCGGCTTGTAGCCTAGCCCCAGCGCGGACAGGTCGCACTGCCGCAGCACATGGTTGCGCCGTTCCGGGCCGCTGATGGCAAAGAAGCCGGTCGGGTCTAGCAGAAGCGGAGGTATCCACTCATTGTCCGGCCCCGTGTAGCTGATCTTGCCGCGCTTCATCGCCCAGTTGCGGTGAATCGTCTGACCGTCCGTCAACTCCGCCTGCAAGTCCAACTCAGTCGCCCCGCCGCCGCGGCAGCCGCACGAGCGGAAGATTGCCGCCGAACTTTTCAGCGGCGGCTTCCCGGGCTTGAGCTTGTAGCCAAGCAGGTTCATAACCACCGCGTCAAGCACGGCGGTCTTGCCGACTTCGTTGTCGCCTACTATGATGTTCAGCGGGGCCAGATCGTAGCTGAAGCTGCGGCCTTTCAGGTTCTTTGCGGATAGTGTTTTAATGCGGTTCATGTTTTCGTTTTCAATTGTTCGTTGTTTACTACGTGAAATTAAAGGACGGTTTTTACCGGAGCTACCGCCAAACTCAGTCCAGCCGCCGAGGGACGTTCGATAAATTATTTTGGTTCCCACACCATGACCGGATGCCCGATGCTGTCGCTCCGCCGCTGGAAGCCGTGCCGCCGATAGAACCGGTCCAGCCGCCGCTGCCAGCACGGATGATCCGCCACGGCGAACAGGTGAATCGGCTTGCGCAGCCGGCGCGCGATTCGTTTCAGATGCGACAGCGCCTGGCTGCCGATGCCGCAGCCCGGGACGGCGGCTTGCAGCCTGACCAGAAAGATTTCGTCTGGTTCGATGATGGCGGAAATGTTCACACGATTGTCTCGGCTCAGTAGAATGTTTCGGCGCTGAACGAGTTCAATTTTCACACGTCAGAAAGGGACTTCATCGGTTTCAGGTTCAGGCGGCTCTGCCGGCGGAATCTGTGATAGCTGCTTCGGTGCTGGCGCTTGTGGCGTAGTGTCAGGATGTTGCAAAGCATAATCCGCTTTCAGTCGAGCCTCGTACGTCGGTGCAAGATGCCCTTCTTCGAGATAGTAACTCAGCCGAAGAATGTCGCTCGCAAGCTCAAACACGCGGCGCGGATTCAGTTCAGCTCCTTGCGCCGTGAGGCTGGCGCACGCATTGTTGATCGCCATGCCCAAGGTCTGCCCCATGGGCGTCCGCCGGGACTGCGCCTGCACGTGTGGCGCTGCCACTGGCGCTGGAGCGCTCGCTTGTGCCGCTGGCACTTGAATCGGTTGCCGGACCGGTGCCGCTGGCGGCTGCTCCTGTGACGCGCCCGCAGCAAGCACCTTGATCGTCGCTTCCTCCCGGCTACCCGCCGCTTCCAGCATCACCAGCCGACCCTTGTTCGCGTGCAACACGTCCGCGCAGGCCTGCGACTCGATGGTGTAATTGCGTTCCTCACCATTTACTTCCAAAGTACAATATGGAGATTTGTCTTTGAACTTGCTTGGTGTCACGTCGGATTTTATCCGCACGTTAATCGCTCCAAGTTTTACCAGTTCGCTGTGATAGATCGTCTTTGCCATAGTTCGTTATTCGTTGTTTTATTTGCCGTATCTGCGGATCATTGGACTGACTTTCTCACAAGCCAGTTAACAATGCAAGGATTATTTTACGGTTTTGTCCAGCCGCGCACCGCCGCCCAGACCAACGCGAAAGCGAAGATCATTCCGCATGCGAAACAAAACATGTCTCGTTTCATCAAGTTTCAACAAAAGGCCGCAGCAGCGCTATCTCTGCCGTCGTGAGATAGCTTACGCTCCGCAATTCCACTTTGGCATTAAGCCGCACTTCAAACTCGACATCCTGTAACTCGTGCTGTTGCACCGGTGACAGCCGCTGGCGCTCGGTCGAATAGACCGACATTGCCTCCATGATGTCGCGTTGTGCCAGCGCCAGCCTGTACCGCGTCTTGACCGGCAGCGTCGGATCAACACAAAGCCGGTTCCATGCGGCGTCGAATCCAGGCGCCCGCACGTCGCGTATTTTGATCGTGAGTCCCATATCGTCACTTTCCAATCGCCGCGCAATCAGCCACCATCTGCGCCGTGTCGATGCCGCTCGGCGACTCGCCGCTCGCTTCTTCCCAATCAGGACTGGCCACCGCGAACGCCTCATCGGCATATGTCGCAATCCAGTCCCATGTTGCATGAACGACTTTGCCCCAGGTTATTAGAAACACACCGGTCGCATCGTATCCAACCGCCCAGACCGCGTGGCCGCCCAGGATGTTCTGGTCCATAACGTCTGACCAGTCTTGACCGGCATTGAACGCATCCATGGCCGACTGCGGCAGTTGCACGCCCAGGTCCGCGCCTCCCAGCAGCGCGATTGCGAGCTTGAGATGTTCAATATTCGCTATGTCGATCTCGGCATAGGCCGCAATCGTGCGCCCGCACAATCCTGTTTTCCGCCAGTAATCCAGCACCGTCACCATGTCGGCGCCGGTGTCCGTCGGATTGTTTCCATCCACATCCGGCACCGCGTCAGGATCATAACCAGTGATCGCAGAGTACATGGCCAGTACATCATCGGTTGCCGGCGCGAACTCGGTTGATGCGTTTGACGTGAAATCCATTTCGCCATGACCGACCGCCGCACAGGTGCAGTCGCCGGCCTCATCGTTGCCGAGCATCAGCCACTCGGTGACTCGGGCGCCCCAATCGACTGATGCTGGTGCCGCCGGCAATGGGGTCAGACAGTATTTGCCGAACTTGAAGTTCTTCGCCTTGTGAATCGCCGCTCGTTTTCCGCCTTTGAATGTAATCATAATCGTTTGTTTTTAATGCCAATAACCGTCGTTATACCTTATGTCTTCGTCATCGTCCATTTGAGATAGGCGGCGTTGATTTGCTGCGCTGCGCAATCCCAACCATCCGAAGTCAAATGTAGCTCGTTCCCGAAATGCCACGGCTGCAAGAATGGTTGCAAATTGACATGCAAGTGCATCGGGTCCAATGAAGCGAGCGCAGCAAGCCGTGTCTCGAGCTCGGTCAGCATCGGAGCCACAATCGCCGCTTGGTCCGTCGGCCGTATCCAGCCGCGGTCGATGAATCCATGGGCGAGCCATGGGCCCGCGGCGGTGATACCGCAAATTTTTACACCGGCGCCCATCATCGATGCCGGAGGAAATCCGTAGCTCTGGGTGATTATCAGAGTGCCCGGGGAGTATTCATCACGCAGCCGTTGTAACTCGCGGTAATCTTCGATGATTTCATCCATCGCCGCATGGAGCCAGGGCCAGTTTATCGCCTTGCCGATGTCGCCACCCAAGTTCTTTTTGATCGCCAGCCTGAATTGATCTCCCGCGAAATCATCGCCGCCGGACGTGAAAAGGAAAATTTGAGGATGATCCTTGAGCGCGTCACGGATGCGATTGACATTCTTTAGACCGAACGTCTCTGCGCTCGCATCCCCGTCACGCGACAGGTTTATGAGTCGCGCGCCCATTATGCTCGCCAGATGGTCGGCCAGCCCGCCGCCGGTCCCCAGCCAGCGCGGATACGCGCACCAGCTATCGCCGTCCGCCACGATGGTCAATTGCGCGCTCATGCGTTTGGCATCCACGTGATCCGGTAGAAGCCGAATCCGATGGCCGTAACCTGCGCCGTCGTCCGGTACTTCGCCTCGATGTTCTGGACGACCATGCTAGTCCAGAGCCAGCTAAATCGGATTGTCGTCATCATATTGTAAAGTGCCGGCGCGGGTCGGGAACCCGGGAACAACCGCCCGCGCCGGCTATGCGGCCATGCCTCCGCAAATTATGGTGCGTTCGTGCTCGTGGTTGTTGCCGCGGGCGTCGTGGTTGTCGTGGTCGTCACGGTTGTCGGCTGGACAATCGGATTCAACGTCGAGATGTTCGGCCCCAGGTACGCCGCTGCCGGCAGCGGGCCCGTGGTGCTGACGTTGCGGTCCCAAGCGTGCTGGATGATGCTTGAGTTTTCATGCGACGTGGTAGCGAACGGAGCGGTATAGACCGGCGATGTGGCCGTTGGCAGCGAGCTATAGGTCGTCCCGAAGTTGCCGAACTTCAGATGGAACGGGGAGAAATAATTCGCCAACCCTAAGAAGTCGAGGTCCACGCCGCTGCCGGTCATGGTCTGTTCGGTAGTCTTGGTCAGGAGCGGATCCGTCCTGCCGCTCTCGGACACGACAACGGAGTTCGTTGTGCCGTCCTTGTTTAGCGTGAACGTTGTTGTTTTTTGGTATGTCGCGCAGCCTGCCAGACCGATTGCCGCGATTGCGATTGCCGTGAATTGAACCAGTGTTTTCATTGTTTTTCTTTCATAACATCCGCTACCGGCTGCGAAACAGTCGCAACCGGCGCGGAGTTTTTTATGCTTCCCGCCGTGTTTAGGTCAGCGGAAATTGTATTGCCTGCCCCGGCCTGTTCATCGGAGACTTTGTTGTCACGGGCGAGAAGAAGTCCTATGCCGGTAGCTATCGCAGCGGCACATGCGGAAATCTTCGTCACCAAAGGGCTAAAATTGTACGTGGCTATTGTGCTGGCGACTATCGTTGCAATGCCGCAGTAGGTTGTATATTTGGACGTCATCATTGGCCTTTCGATATGCGAAGAAAGTCAGCATCCTTTTCGAGCACCCGCAACCTGCTTTCGTGATCTTCATATGCTCTTTTTATCGCTTCCGTGGTTTCGTTCCTGATCTCCATATCAGTCAACATCTTTTGATGATCTTTCAGCATCACTCCCTGATCTTTTACCAAGTCCGACACGGTATCAAGCCTATTTTTTAACGTCACCAACCACACGCATAAGCTTATCGTTGCAAGAATAACAGCAACTCCGTCAATAGAGATTTCGCACTTGAATATCTTGCCTTTTTCTTGGATAGGTTGATTCATAATTTTATCGGGTCAAATAAGCAGGCCAAGGGCCGCTGATTATTGGGCCGGGTATGTACCACGTCGCGCCGGACCACGTGAAAGTCTGGACGCCTGCGGACGGAAGCGTGATCGGCGTTCCTGTAAACACTCCGTTGGTGTAAACGCTGATCGCAACTCCGTTCCCGTTGCTTACGGTCATCGGGGCACCGACAGGAATCCTCGAATCGAGAGCCAATCCTACCGGCTCGCCGTTTCCGAAGTTGTTCCGAACCCACGCAGAGCTTCCGTTGGCGGCGCTGATGGTTTGCCAGTTGGTGCTGCTATCCGTCGAACTCCATGAGGTGTAGTTGTTGCTCACATCCAGCCAGTAATACGGAGACGAATTCTGTTGCTGAGGATAATTCCCGCCGTTGTTCCAAGCGAACAGACCGTTGGTCAGGACGCCACCGCTCCAAATCGTATACGTTCCGGCCCCGGTGATGGTGTTGGATGTGGCCGTCACAGCCTGCGCCGCGTCGTTACCGCCGTCCTCAATCGTGATCGCGTAACTGCCGCCGGTCAAATTGAACACGTTGGCATTGATTACGATGTTGGAATTCCCGCTGTTGTAGGTGCTGTCCTGATACCCAGCCGACCCGATGCCGATGCCCTGCGAGTTGTAGCATGTGTTGCCAGCGAAGACCCAATCGCTTCCCGGCGAGGTAAGGACCGTAAAGTTTCCGCCGGCCACACCGTAAAACGTGTTGTTGAGGATGTAGTAAACCGGGTCAAAGAAGAACCCACCGTTGAGCGCCAGGTTCGAAATGTTGGTGCAAAAGTTGCCGACGAAGTACGACGGGTACAGAGTCGCGAAGTCTCGGTAGAACTCCTCGACCTGGTGGCAGTTGTTGAGCGTGTTTGAAAAGTAACCGTGCGACACGTCCACGTTGAATGCCTGAGCGTTTCCGTCGTAGATGTTGCAGTTGCTTACCACTAGAAACACGTTTGAATGAACCGAACCAAAGGCGGTAATCAGCGTCTCGCCGCGGAATCCGTACATCGGGCAGTTGTCCAATTCAAACCAGCTCGTAAACTGTCCGCTGCTCTCGGTCCATGAATAAGCATGGTTGCCTTCATCCCAGCCTACTCCGTCCTGATTTCGGCTCGGCTGAATGGCGTAGGTGTTTGCATTGCCGATCAACTCACCGCTCCAAAAGACGATGTTCGTCACGATCACCGGGTAGTCGTTTGTCATCGGAGTAACCGAAGAAAAGATTGTTCCGCGCTCGCCTTCGCTGCCTACAGGCTCCCATCCAGTCTCTTGCAGCACTGGCTGGACTTGACCCCATGCGAACCGGATCGAAAGCACAATCATCAGTATGGTGGCTTGAGTTATTTTCATGGCGTCATGCTGAAGTTGGCTACGGCAGCCGAGGTGGATGTACCAGAGCCGAACGCAATTCCGGTTCCAGTCTGAGTGCTAAACGTGGAGTCGGTTTGCGTAGTCAACAAGGTGCCGTTGTTGTACACACTTATGGACGAGCCTGAGAGGACGACCTTGATATTATCGCCATTGGCAAATGTTCCTCCGGACCAAACAGTAGAGAGGCTTCCAGCCACAATTTTTTGCAAATAATATATCCCCGAATAAGGTCCAACGCGCCAGTAATTGTCGTAGTCTTGCACGCGGAATATCATCATCGGGAAGTCGGTTGACGGCGCGGCCAGGAATGTCAAATTGATGGTCCCGTTTGCGGCGGCGGCAACCCATGCCTGCACGGTCGATCCAGAGTTCGAGCTGAATGCAGAGTTGTTGCGGATATTGATGTCCGATACTGGCGTCGCAATGCCGCTAGAGTAGCACGTCCATGAGCTGCCGACCATTGGCGCGCCGAGGCCACCATCCGACTCATAGAATGTGTCCAGAGCCAAATACGGATTGGCATTCGTGGTGTACGGAAGCCCTGCAAGCGTCCAGTTTGTTTGTAGCACAACTTGAAAGGCGTTTGTGGCAGTGATAGCCAATGGCATCAGGACTTCCAGTGAATCGCGCAGGTTTGTCCTCCAATTATCCCCGTAGTAAAAATAGTTTGTCCCTACCTGTTGAATCCACGCTGGCTGCGAATTGAGAACGGGCAGTCGCGGATCATAGACGCAAATCCCAGTCGGTTGCTGTCCAACATACCACGGCCCAAGTGGTGAGTTGGTTGCGAGCAAATATCGCGGAGCCCAATCCGCATTGCTGCTATAGTCATGTTCGGTCCCGAATCCCAAAAAGAAATTGCTCCCATTTTGGAACATGAATGGAGCCTCGTTTGTCATTGTGTTGAGCGCGACACGAGCACCGTTTGTGCCCAATCCATTTGCCGTTAGCCCGCAGATGTGCATGTAGCCGCTACCACCACCTTGATTCTGGTCGCTGTAGATCAGCCACAGAGTCCCATCATTTGCAGTGAACAAATTAGCATCCTGAAATCCCAATCCCTCAGGGTTGACATTCGTGTTCGCCCATGACCACGGTCCGGTTATGCTCGCCGAGGTGGCGATCAATGCCCGATCCGCGCTAGTCACACGCGGATAATTGTAGCCGTGCGCCCAAATTGCAAATCCGCCGCTGACCGCCGCGAGCTTGGGACGTGTCAGCCATCCCATGGACAACGGGTTTGTCAGAATCAATCCGATTGGAGTCCAGTTGTAAAGGTCTGAGGAGCTGTACATTCTCACGCCGCCAGACCAACCGGCAATGTCGGGACCTCCTGACGCGTTGCTGGCATTGGTTGCCGATATATCAGCTCCGACCCAATAGTACGTTGATCCCGATTTGATTATGTTTCCGCCAAAGGTCTGCATTTTTTGCCCGGCGGTATCGAGCATCGGAGTCCCATTCGCGTAGCTAGTGATCGCTGGAACAGTATAGCTCTGCCCCACGAACGTCAATCCTCCTCGTTCAATGTAAACGCTCGCCTTGTGGCCAATGCCACCGGGATAGCCCGTAATGGCCTGCCGAGGGGCCATCAGGTACGTGTTGCCCAGCGAGTTCGCCGGGACATAAATCGTGTCGTTCGGCACGGCGGCTGCCGCAATGGCGCTGGCGAATCCTGGGGCGCTATCGCTGCCGAAGTAGCCGAGGAAGCCGGAGCCGGTCGCTTGGATCGTGTTGTTCAGAACTCCATTTGAGCAGGCCACTTTGACCGACGTTGGGCTGACGACATTCGTGATGTATCCGATGAATGTGCAGTTGCTCGTTCCGGTATAGTAGCCGCCAGCAAGAATCTCGATCAGCTTGCCGAGGTCGACCGCTTGGAATTGCCGCGAGCCGGCGCTGTTGGTCGCGTTGCCAGTCAAGGAGACGGTGACAGAGTTGCTAGTGAGCGTCAGGTTTGTCAGCGTAAGGCAATCCGGCCATGCGCCGTAGTTCGTGACATTGACCGACCCAAGCGCGACTCGGACCGATAGCACGCACAAGATCAGAATGGAGAGTAGCCGAATCATTGGTTCAGTTGTGACGATCTAGGCTGATAGACAAGTATTGACCAGAAAGACCTGCGCTTGTGTTATTTGTTATAACCCATGTACCGTAGCATCCTTCCGGAACTGTAAACGTATTCGAGAAGTTTGTGGAATAATTATCGATCGAAGATGATAATGGACCTGAAAAAGTTAAAACGATTCCCGAGGCCACTGGAGCCACACCAAACTGATTCGTGCATAGCGTAAAGACTATATTTGTCGTTGGGGCTATAGTTTGACCAGGATACAATTCTATTCTTACCATTCCGTAGGTTCCAGCCGCCAAACAAGTAAGGTCTCTTTTGTAACTTGCATTTCCGGTAGACCAACCTGCAAGCGGGAAGTAGTCAGCTGCTGCCGCCGTCCCGAATGTTCCGCTGTCACAATGAAATGAGTATGCCGGTAACCACGGCAGATTTGTCAACCCATTGCCATTCCCTGCGATGGTATTACCCTGATGTGTTAAAGCCTGCG